AACAATAACAGCATTGTCGGGTTTCCGCCATCCTTTCCTTCGGGATCGTTTTAATCGTTTGGCCATAAACTATCCTCCCACTTCTGCTTTTGCATCTTCAAACGCTTTATTGATCTTCTTCATCGTTTCATCCGATCCCCCGGCATCGCTGTGATGCTGTTTGGCCAACCGGTTTCGGGCTTTTTTCACTTCCTGCATGGTAACTTGATCCTTGGGCTTGTCCAGCTCCAGGACTTTCGGCCAGTCCGAACGCTCCGGAAGGCGAAGGTAACTTTCACCGCGCTTCTCGGCCATCACAAAATCAACTCCACCATGCCGAACCTTGGTACGATCTGCCTTTATGCAGTGGTAAATAGCTTGCACGTTGCAGCGCACTTTGTTGTACCGATCCACCGGGATACACAGCTCCATCCCATCCCAAGTAAAATATACGCATACGCCGGGATCATCCGGGCGCTTATTACCCAGGGTAACATTGGAAGAAAATAATATATCCTCCACCTTACGATCGGAATCCTTAGCCAACCGGCGCAGCTCATCCCGGACGTTTTCCATTGCCTGAAAGAGCGTTACCTTAAATTGAGATTTCTCCGGATTCTTGGTTCTGCTTATATGGTCGGGCCATTGCAGTGGATACTCGCTTTTGTTTGCAAATTTTTTACTCATAACTGATTCCCTTAATCGTTAAATAGATTAGTCTGTTCTGATTTATCTTGGTAAAGGCTGCTTCCTAACTCCAAGTTGTCTGGCTCTCGAAACGGTTCATCGCTTAAATCCAATACCGAAAATTTTCCCTTTTTATAATCTTCAAACATACTGCTGCGAACTCCTTCATATTGGATGTAATCATTGAAATATTTTTTGATCTTCTTTCGCCGGTAGATCGTAGGTTTGCAGCTTAACAGAAAGCATACAAGCACATACCCGATGGGCAAGGATGTAGGAAATGAATCATTATCCAATACTACATTAGCCCCGAAGTGATTAGGATAATGTTCCCATGCAGCTGGGTTCTCCTGGCGCATCTGTTCGCTGGTAATAGAAAAAACCCAATCCCGAATAATTACCGAAACGTACCCTTCGGGAGCTTTCATTTCTTTCTCCGGATCTGCCAAATCGTTTTTAGTAATCTGAAAACTATGGGGTGTAGCATCCTGTATGCTTTCGGGGATCTTAAAACTCATATTTCTTCGTATGTTTTACCTTGCTTTTCAATTTCATCTATCAACAAATCAAAATGATCCTCAATGTAGTTGGCCACCGCTGGCCATTGATCGATCCAATCCTGTTTCCAGTACCAAAGCAGCGTTTCAGCTGGTACATTAACCATCATATTACCCTTGTCCTGTCCAAACGGCATCCGGGAAGTATCAGTTAGTTTTCCCATTATAATGGTTTCTAAGATTACTCATAGTTGAGCCGGTTTTTCTTCAAATTCCCATCCGGGATCTTTAAATTCTTTGTTGTGTTGGTCCCAATTACAACTGACACATACAACGGCTCCATTGCGGTGCTTTTGCACCTTATCTTCATGGCACTGCTCGCAAGGATAAGGCAACAAATAAGGCCATTCATGGATATGATTAAAATGCAGCATATTAATGGCCCACAGTATTTTCTTTTTACCCCACCACCATGCAAGCTTATGCCAGTATTTTTTCCATCCGGAGCCATCGATGCCGGTAATTGAACATGAAAAAGTAATATTGTTATATGATCCACGCATCAAGGGCTTCTTTTTACCATTCGGATAAATGCTCCAGGTTACTTCACTTTCCGTTATATTCGGCATCTTCCCTGTGCATTACTTTTAAAATTTCATCGACCTGTTGATGCGTTGCCCCGGCCTTAATAAGATAACTCCGGGCAACCGCATCATCTAAAAACTCGCCATTTTCGCGTACAAAACAATCCATTTCCCACAGCCAATGCACCAAGGCTTCCTGCTTATCCCAGCATTTCAGGAGCACCTCGGCATCATCGCGGAACTGCTGCACCGGCAACGGTTTGTCGGTCAACGAGAAATAAAATTTATTTTCTTGCTGGAGATGATTCCATACGCGCTGGCGCTCCTGCTCGCTTTCATCATCCAACGGCTGCATTATCTGATCCCCGAAACGAGATATATTATCACCGGCTTGGGATAGCATTCGTCCCAGCAGCTCCGGTGTCATTCCTTTGGGATCTTCGGTGTTGAGCACCAATTTAACAGTTACTTTGTCCTTGATTCGTTTCATATCTGGCTTATCCATGTTTCTCCTTTTTAAAAATTAAAATGGAAGATCTTCATCAATTCCCTGGGGATCTTCCCCGGGATCATGTTTCCCCTGCATCCATAAATCATTATCGGTATTGGATCGCTCGGCCTTTTCTCTTTCGTGATCCCACTCTTGGAAGATGGCATAATTCTCTAACCATAAATGTTTTTCCATACCGGTAGGACCGTTTCTGTTTTTGGCCAATATGATTTCAGCCATACCTTTGGTAGAAACTCCGGCTTCGGTTCGATTAATTTTATAATACTCTGGCCGGTATAAAAAGAGTATCATCTCGGCATCTTGCTCGATCGATCCGGATTCGCGAAGATCAGAAAGCTGGGGCCGGTTATCACCACTACGCGATTCAACGGCGCGCGATAGCTGCGATAAGGCGATAAAGGGAACATCAAAATCTTCTGCAAATCCCTTAAAGCTTCCAGAGATATAAGCAACTTCTTGCTCGCGCGTTCCGATATTCTTTTCCTTGGTATTTTTAACTTTCACCAACTGTAAATAATCGGCTGCAATCCATCCAAGGCCATACTCGGTAGCAATCATCCGAGCTTTTGCTCCAATATCCTGTACGGTATTCCTGGAGTTATCTTCTATGAAAAGGACGCAATCTTTAGTATTAGAAACTTCAATAACTTCCTTGCCATCAAATTTCATCTTCACACCTAAATATTCGGCTGCATTCACTAAGGCATGTTTTTCATCGTTATTGAGCCTCCCCCGGCGCGCCATGTGCATATCAACCTTAGCCATCATGCAAAGCAATCGGAGCAATAACATTTGTTCTTGCATCTCAAAAGAGAACAGAAGAATGGGCTTGTCATAGCCAGCCAGTATTTGATTCATTATGATGGTAAGCAAATAAGCTGTTTTCCCCATACTTGGCCGACCAGCGATATAGGATACATGGCCGGATGGAAATCCGGCAGTCAGTCTATCGATCGGAAGATAAGTTGGAAGCCCTACAATACCCTGATCGTTAACATTTCGGCCGGTTATGGCATCGGTAAGAACTTCTTTAATGGCTTCGTTCGCTGATTTTGGAACTTTTAGATAACTTATCTGCTCCAATCGTTCATGGATCCGTTTCCATCGATCCATGAGATCGTAAGGATCGGATTCGGAATCGTAGGCTTCCCGGATAATATCATCTGCACCAAGAATAAGCTTTCGCTTTAATGCTTTTTCATTGAGAATCTGAATGTGATAATCAATGTTTGCAGCTGATGAAACCGATCGGGTAAGTTCCGAAAGATAACCGGCTCCGCCACAGCTGGCCAATAATCCTTTATCGCGCAAATATTGTTCAACAGCAAGCATATCGGGATACCCTTCCTGCTCATGCAGAAATTTAAGAGCATCGAAAATATGCTGATGAGCCAGTTTGTAGAAATCATCGCGATTTGCGCGATCCAATCCCATGAGAAGGGCTTCGCCTTCAATAAGCATTGATCCCAGTACCGCTTCTTCTACTTCAACAGCTTGGGGCGGTACTCTACCTTCGGCATTTAATATTCGATCATCCTTGTTCATTGTGGGATATAAATGGTTTCATCTTCAAATTCGAGGATCTGAAACTGGCCAAGTATGCTGGCCAAAGGTTCTCTAAATTTTTCTTGCGCATACTGTTGGGCTTGCTCTTTTGTCATTCCTCCGGCTTCAATAGCTTTCTGTTTTCGGGATACGCTCCGGGAATCGTATTGCTCCCACCAATCAAGATATTCTTTGTCGTTAAGCCAGGTACTTGACATCGGGATGCCTTGACGATCATCGCCTTCTCGATCTGCCATCGCTGCGCGAAAGACAACGGCGCCTTTGATAATCTTCTGCGGATCTTCGCCTTCCTTCTCCAGTAGGCGCTTGAAATATTTCTTCGATCGTTGTTTGGGATTCCGATAGTTCGGTCCGCGATCCGGATAATATTTCCAAAACAGATCAAATAATTCTTCCAATGATTTCCCATACCACTTACCATTTTTTTCGTCTTGGGGCTCCGGTGAACTTTCTTCACCGGGGCCGAACCCAAATAATGTATCTTGTTTGTTTTTATGTGTATTAATAGAAGGCGGTGAACTTTCTTCACCATTTTGGTGAACTTTCTTCACCGTATCCGGTGAACTTTCTTCACCATTCGGTTCATTTATCCGGTGAACTTTCTTCACCGATTTCTGAATATCTTCGGGGACTTCCTGGCCAATAGTTATGGCGCGAACCATGAGATTCCATAGCTCCGTAGCCCTAACTTTTCCGGTAGAGTTTTTCTCCAGTAAGCGCGCATCTTCCAGATCTGCATCGCTATATTTATCTACAATTTTAATTGTACTCCGCTTCGAGATACCGGCTATGCTACCAATTTTTTCTCGGCTTTTTTTACACCAATCTTCTTCGTCTGTAAGCCGATTTATTGTGTCAATAACCACATACTCATTATTAGTGAGCCCTAACGCATCCCGAAGATCATGGATTATCTTCGTATAGTATTGTTGCATGGGGTCTATTAATCTTCACGATCCAACTTTCGCTTTAAAAATTCCATGAGATCTCGTTTAAATACTTTTGCATGGCTGCCCCGGGGATCGATATAACGATAATCGATCATAAATTGAATAAGCAGTTCGGCCAAATATTCCAACCTAAGATCCTCTATGGCCTTGCCAGCATGTTCTTTTTGTATATGCTTACGCTCATGCTCTCGGCTATGATTATAAACGCTCTGGAGTAATTTATGAAAGTCATTCAGATTGAACATCAACGCATAAAGCTCCATCTCGTAGATCCCTTGGCGTTCATCCTCTTTTACTACCTTAATCGTTGGATGATGGCTAGAGTCCATAAATTTCTGGGCTAGGGGCTTGGCCAGTAAATCTACAATATAAGATTTCGGAGCAGCATCCAGGTTGTGTGTACCAATTTTACGGGCACTTGTTATTCCATGTTCTTTAAGCCAATCAAAAATTTCCCGGGGAACAAAGGTAGTTTCCGCCAGCAGCTTTAAAAAAAGCTCGCGGTCAGGGAGATCGATATTTTTATTATGGGGCATAAGCCAGGGGTTAAAATTCAAAAGGTATATGAGAAGCTTTGGGGTCTTTACTTACTTCCAACTCACGTATGGTACGCGCCGGGACACTGAAAAAATTAAGTTGGCCTTTATAGGGAATGAATTTAAGGGGGACTGCATGTTGCAACTGAAATCCAATCGGACCGGTGAACCAACAGTTATCCATTTCTGTAACGACATCGACCATATTACATACTCCAACAATACCACCGGTTCTAAATTCCTTCGGGCGCGGAAGATAATTTAAATCATCCATACCAGTATCCATATAAGCATATCCATCAAAATCAAATGTTTTAGAAGCGTGAATGAGTAAAGGCCCCCGATAGGATGGTTCGTATTTCCAGTCCCGGTTTTCGACCGGTTTAAATCGATTTACGATGGCCCAGGCCCAAGGCTGGCGTATGCTAAGAGCCCTGGTTTCTGTTGGGATCTCAAATAGCTTGTCCCAAGTTACACCGCGATCATCAATAATGGTATTGGAAGTTATTGATGCACCCTGGTGATTCAAATTATAGAAACCCAACCAAAGATCTGCTTTATTATCTCTTACAATTTTAAACTTATTTCCCATTATCCTTTTTCTAAATTATTGAGTACAAATTCTTTTCCGGCATCAGTAACGATGAAATGATAATACATTGCTTCCCCGGTTTTGGAAATCATATTCTCTTTTTTCTTAGAATATTTCATAAATCCCCTTTCAACTAATTTCATAAGATCAGCGAAAGGTTCCGTATTATCCCAAGCATAATATCGGTTCCGATAGGGCTCATCTACGCCAGGCTTATCCAGTCCCAGCGCGTGAACCATCTTGCTAAATTGTGAATCTGTTATATTAGCTTCTTTAAACATTGGCTGGATCTCCGATTAATCTGTGAATTTGTTTGGGCCATTTATGGATCAATCGATCGGGCCCCGGGGGGTTTTTTAATCCCTGCTTCTGCATAACTAATCCGCCTTGGGGTAAAGAGTTTCCGGGATCATAGGTAAAGAACTTATCACCATTCCAATATCCATGCTGGCTTAAACTATCCTCTTTAAAATCGGGATGAAGCTCATCTATCCAAGCCCCATACTGTTTAAAGAAATAGGCTACGTCATGTTCTTGGCATTGAACGCGGATTTCATGTTCCCAAGCTGGTTTCATGGGCCGGGCGTGGTGGCCGGATTCTCCGCCGGTTATCACCCAATCGATCGCCATAGGGCCATCGGCTCTACCTTCATTGATGCTATCCTGCAATAATGTTGCAGCATGGGGATCATTGTAAAGTTGGGCTTTTATTCGATCCAGTGTAGAAAGATGGTTCGAAAGATCCAGTGGACCAATTAACGGTTCGCAGCTAAGAAATTTCATATCAGCTGGCGTATTAACTAAAGGCAGAATCCGTTCATGTAAAACTTCCTGGCTTTCAATACTTGTGCCTACTCCAACGTTTAACAGGTAGCCACGATTACCATAGGCCCGGGACACTTTTTGGCGCGCATTCTCGATATTATCAAACCAAAAGGTAGCTGCTGCCATCGGCCCGGTAACTCTGCCATCCAAGGTTTCTGCCCAAGTACGGCGGAGATGTTTCATCATTCGCTTAGGGCGCTTGGTAAGGATTAAAAAATAGTGCCTGGGAGCCAGCGCCATCGCTGCAAACACTCGATCGATAGTTTCCTGCTTAACTTCCGGATGAAATAAATCGCTCATCGAGTTAACAAATACAATGCTGGGTTTCTGCCAGCGGATAGGATCTTGAAGTCGATCGGGCAGATCTACAATTTTCCCATTCCATTTGGCTTCGTACTTCTCTTTCTCCGGATTGTACTTTACAATTTTTTGATAGGCTTTTTGAACCTTGGTTGGATTATCACGAACCCGGCCTTGATTGGCCACACGCGCGGACATGGTAAGCGCATAGCAATTTTGGCAGCCCTTACTCTTTTTGTCGCATCCCAAGATCATGTTCCACGACCGGCCATTTTCGCCAGTCCATTCTATATCGGTTTTACTACTCATACTAATCCCAATTAAAAAGTTGTTATTTCATCTGCTGGTTTCTCGGATAAAATAAGATTAAAATTAAAATTGCTATCAAGAATTCAAGTATTAACTTCCATTTCATTTATACTTCGCCATCATCGTTTATTTCTCCTGTTTGTTTGTCGATTCGGATTTGATTGATAGGTAAGGCGCAGGATGGATCCCTTTGGCAAGCTATCTTCATAGCCACCCGGGGATCCACCTGGTTGGAGTCCATTGCGCCATACACATATTTGCGACCGCTACCGATCGCCATATATGTTTCTTCTATTACTTCATAAAAAGCAGCATCGAGATAATAGATTTTATTTTCGACCTTTATAAACCGGCAATGACTAAAATCAAAATCGCGGTATAACTCGAACCCTATTTCGCTGGCCTTATCAATAATCAATTCAATGATTTCTTCGGGGGTATATTCCAGTTTGGGCGGAATCTTGTTTTGGAAATGCTTTCTTTCAGAATGATTGTAAAAAGATTTATGGATCTCTCGCGCTGCGCGATGCCATACCTGTGATTTAGAGCAACAGCCAACATCTGCAACTAATATATCATTGAATCTGTAAACTTTTTTACCGGCGCGAATTTCCATTAATCCGGAATATTTCCGACCGCTATCAGAAAGGATCTTATATTGATCGCCTTCATCAATCGCTAAAATAACACTCATGGGGAGAATTTTGGGGTTATAACTAAATTAAAATGGGAGATCGTCCATATCATCCATCGCATCGACCATCCGTTGCATCCAGTCCTGAAATTGCTCTGGAGAAATAAGGTAATTATGTTTGCCCGATTTATGCTTTTTTACATTCGTTTTAATTTCTTGCAGCCAGTCCCGATCCAGGAAAACACCTTGGGGATCATCTTCATCGAATTTACTGATATTAGAAATAAGCTGCTGCATCTGCTTTTCATTTATACCCTTTTTCTGCGACTGGCTTTGTTTCTGGCTACCTTTATTCTGGCTTTTTGGGGACTGCTTGCTTCGTGTGTTCCCTTTATTTTTTGGGCTCTTATTCTTCTTATTCGTTGATCCTCCGGAACCGTTTCCTTTGCCATTACCAGAATTGATGTTAGGATTGTTTTCGTGAACGATGGTAGTATTAATATTATCCAACCGCTTCTGAATTTTTGAGTCAACAAAATCGATCAATCGCTCGGCCTTTTCATAGGATACGCTATCGCAATCTTCTTCCCAGCTATCAATCACTTCCTGAAATTTTGCTTCGCTATCATCTTCCAGATACTTTATTAAGCGCTGCATCCTCCGGAACTGTTCTGGAGTCATATACTTTGGCAGAAATTCTTTCGGCAATACCGGCCGGTCCCATCGAACGGTAAAATCCCAGGATTTCTTTGAAAACTTATCGTAGGAATCCCATTCATCCTGTGGGCGTTTGATGGCATAGAGCTGGGGAACAAACTGCGTGTATAATCCTACGTCCCACTGCTCGGCAGCCCGGCGAAGCGATTTACTGGATACGCTTTTAACCATATCAATATTACTGGCTGTATCCATTGCAGCGCCATCCCAATTTGGGATCCATTCATCCCCATATCGCAAAAGGATAGCCTGGTAGAGCCCGGCATTACCAAGTGTAATCAATTCATTCTTCCAATTACCCTTTCCGCAAACAATATTAAAGCGCGTAATGATAGATTCCCTTCGCACGTAAGGAGCAACGGCAATAACCGCCTTATTATAAGAATCTCCATAACTAAAGTTACTCACCCATTCCAGATCCCGGAATGCAAAAGGCCGTTTTAGGCGCTCAACGGCGCGTTCAAAATCAAATTCCTTTTTACTCATTTGGTTTCTCGGTTTTTTGATTGAAATCCCAATACCACTCAGTGGTAAACTTGACAATTCGGCTGCGCAAATGCTTACTTGTGGCCCGGCCAGCTGCTACATTATTAATTAAGGAGGATTGAACTGTTGGATCAAAATCCTTTAACAACATTTTACTACCATCCTTTTCAATAAAGTGATCGCCTTTTTTGTCAAAAAGACCATAATTGATCCGGGCCATCTCAAATTCGTTTGATATATCTGGATAATAATGTCCAGGCTTGATCTTCTTCGCCATGTGATAAATATATTTACTATGTAGTTAAAGTTCCAAATGCTTTGTAGTGCGATACACTACGATTCAAGATCACAGTTTTGTTCCAGTGTGCGCCGAATCATATCAGAAATTTCCGGATCTAACCTGGACTCTCCGAATACATTAATCATATTATTCAGCAAAACTTTATAACGTTTGTGAGCATTCAAACGTCTTTCTAAACTATCTATAAAATTCGTTAATTGGGTGGCATCTTTGGCTCGAACAGGATCTTTGTTAATTAAAATATCTTTGTCTGGAGTTCGCAAATAGAAATAACTACCCGAGCTGTTTTTAATATATTTGATCCGGTTTCCCAAAATATTGACTGTGTAGATAAATTTCTTTACTCTTAGGATAACAAATCCGAAGCAAAGATCACAGGCGGATGGCCAAGAAGAAAAAGTATTCTAAAAAAGAAACAATCTACTTTCAGACTCTTATCGTAACTTTTGAACATCCCGAAACCGGCAAGGAAACTACACGCCGGTTCGTTGGTAAAGCTTTATTCACACCCGAAGTTCTGGATGAAATGATCGAAGCCGATATGGAGATGCCTGATATACTTTATTTAGAAAACATGGAGCGACCTTTCAAAATCGAGATTGATGGCGAAGATGAGCGAAGTGTTGAGATCCATCAAAAACTTGTAGAAATAGAACGTAAACGAATGCAACAGGAAGGTAACTAATGGACAAGGATTTACAGCAGCAGCTTATACGAAATTTAAATCAGATGTTTGCTATAACCGTAGAATCCCGGAGAATTATCAATAAAATTGTGAACGAAACTCATAGCCCTTGGATGATTACGGCATCATTGAATCTTAATATCAGCATCAATTATTTAAAAGGATTTTATCATTATACCCAGCTATCAACAGATGAAATAGATGCCGTTGAAGTTGTGGATACCGATAATGTTCAGGACTATCTCATGCTCTTTGGGAGTTGTCTGGGGGATGTAATACAGATTTATGAAACCAACAACTTCCAATCATTGATAGCAGAAAAGAATTGGAATCCGGTCCTCACCGAACTGCTTATAGGTTTTTATCATAACGTTTTTGAAGCAAAATGTACCATCGAGCTCCAAATATAAACCGCAACCAACACAACCATATATGAATAAATCCTCACATTTCAACCGATTAAGTAATGTTATTTCTATAACAGTTATTTTTGTTGTTTTATTTTTGATTGTTGATTATAGCTTGGGAGAAACCTTTACCTGCGAAGGCCATGTGGCAACGCATACTTTTGTCAGACAAACCGAAGTGCATTTTCGGCCAGCACCGAAACCTAATGTTTGGATCCCAGTAGACGATTCAACTATTTATGGGCTAGTACTTACCTATCAGCATCAAGCTTCGATTATGCCTGTTCCGACCGAATATGCTTACGAAGTAAAAAATGGAGATGTGATTCCATTAAAGGTAAAAACCGGATTTATAACAGGCCATATTTATAATACCCGAATCGAATATCCAATTTGGGAAAACTGGAAGAAGAAATAGATGGGACGTAAGAAAACCCACGAATATGAATATAAGATAGGCCGGATGAATTAATGTATATGCACCGTTATAATGCACCTAACTTTGTGCAGTTATCTCAATGTGAATATGAAACCCCAAATTAACTTAATTATTTATGTTACGATCACCTGATGGAACCCCCCTTTGGAGTGGGAAACCAAACGATAAAGAAAACGAAAAACTACGGGGGGCAAAATTAAACGAAATAGCCCAGGATTTGAATGATGATGAGCTTTCCGATGAGCAGAAAGTACTTAGGTATGGATCTCATCTGGAATGGTTTTTAGAACAAACCCGAATGCTGCTGGGCGCTCAACAGAAGGCCCAAAGCGAAGGAGTTTTTGATGTATCAATACACACTGTTGGAATTGCTAATGGGCTTATTCTGGCTTCGGCTATCTTCCTGGGAGAACAGGGGGACCCTCCTACGCGGAAGATCCCTAATAAGCTGCGCCATCGAAGCGATGAGCTGCTGGCCGAGAAAGTGAAAGGATTTATTATAACTTTGATTACGCAGCTGGAAGCTGTTATCTGCATAGAAGATAACAAACCCAAGGGCTACGGAGAATACGATGTGCAGGAAGCCTATGCGCGGTGGCATAATGATACTGTTGAGCATTTAAACAACTGCCCGGTTTCATTTCCAGAGCTCCAAGCAGCGATTAATCGCATCGGAGAATTTCACCGAAAGAACCATAACGATGAATAAAGAAGATTATACTGAAACTGTGTTGGGGGCTGCGTTTGATGTAGCCCACAATCAGCTTAAGAAGAAGAACATTAGCTTTCCCTTTTGTGTAATCACTGCAATACCCCAAGGGGACGACAAACAGGAGCAGCTGAAATTTATAGTGCAGCATAATACCGATACCGATCTTCTCCGGAAGATCCTAAAAGAGCTGCTGCAAAAGATGGATACCAACAGAGCTGTAACTATCGGTCGCTCCCAAATGGGCCAGCGAGCCATCAATGTGTTGCAGATGATCGGCTTCGCGCCGGGAGATCCGCTGCAAGTGCTACAAGGCATCAGCTACCATGAGTTGATTAGTGTCCGCAACTGTGGCCCAAAGACCGTAAAGGAGATAACCGATACGCTGGATAAACATAATATACAATGGAAAAAGTAAACTATGGGATCTGACAAAGGTTTTTTTAGTAGGCTTCGATCAGTGGATCCGGAAGTCAACCAAGACTTCCTTAAGCCGGTATTGCCGGAAGGATATATAAGGGAAAAGCCAGAATCAATCCGGCTTCCCAGGGATCGAGAATCTATAAACAAGGCAGTTAAAGAGATAGTAGAAACCAACCTGGAGGAAAACGATCCTCATACCGTACAAACGCCGGGCCACCGGCTGCTGGATCGGATCGAACGGCTGGAACGAAAGATCGATCAGATCTTTGGGGATCATGTTCTTATTAATGGAAGATGGATTAAAAAGAGTAATTTAACGATAAAGACTGATGGCGAAGATTAGGACTGGCATTGTAGTAGATAATTATAAACTGGATCGTTTTAAGAAGAAGCTGGGCAAAAATGATTTTGAAATTGCAGCTACCGAAAAATTCACCGGCACAACTACTTCGATTATTTTATCGGTGGATCCTGATAGAATTCCAGAACTGAAAAAGCTATTGGGAGAACTCCAGTTGTATTTTAAAAGGAGGAATTAATGGATTATGTGAATATGGATATTGGGATGATGAAACAACAGCTGGATGAACTTCATTATACAGAAGGGATTGATACCGTTGCACTGCCCCGGGATGAGTTTAACCGGTTAAATCAAAAGCTTGCCGATTATATGGGCCATCGCATGTTGTTTCAACTTTCAAAAGAGCGATTCCAGGACCGCATTTTATTTTATGGGGTATCGATTTATCCCACAGATGAAATTGAGGATGGCTGGGAACCCGATGGCCAGGAAGTGGGATTTGAAGAAAATAATGATCCTTTCGAAACCTTTGATCCGGAAATGTTTGCTGCGGTATTAGAAATGCTTTCGCAGAAAACTAAAGAATAGATTCGAAGCAACTGTTCGGAAATTCCGGACAGTTTATATATCTAACCTAAAACACATAGTACTATGAGTTCACCGATCGATCACATGCTCCCAAAAGATTGGGATGATTGGAGTCCCGGAGAGAAGGAAACCTTCTTTCGGGAAAATGCCGAAGATGTAGAACATAAAACCATAACCAAACCGCTTTCACGAAAGGAGCTGGAAGATGCCCAGCAGGAGCTATCGATTGCTTCTGTGGACCTTCGAAAGAAGGAGCGCGAGTACGATAAAGTTAAAGAGAAATGGCGCGAAGAAATCATCAAACCGCGCAAGGAAAAGGTTGACGTTCTCCTGGATCAGCTGGAAAACGAAGCCGAAGAAATGGAAGGCAACGTATTCTTGCTTCGCGATTTTCAGCGCGAGATGGTTTATGAAGTCTTGGCCGATGGCACAGTCATAAATGCCCGGCCGATGATGCACAAAGAGAAGCAGTTTAAAACACAATCGCACATGCGAAGTGCTGCGGTCAACGATAATCCTAACGAATAATAATTCATCATTATGTCAGACGAAGAAGCTAAAAAAGATACCCGGCGAGTCCATATTACTCCGCACAAAGAAGTGCAAACGCTCATCCTTCGGGAATCAACTAACGCTCCCGAAATACGGCAGCCGGTTAAAGTGCGGATTCGGGGGAATATTTTTGCGCCCCAGGAATGGTATGAGATGCGCTGGCAGCAGGAACTTATTGATCCGAAACTGGCGCATGTGGAAGTGGATCGTTGGCAGGGAATCATCAAGCTTTATGTCAACGAATCAGATGTGGAACAGCCAATTATCACTGGAACGCTGGCAGAAAATCCGGACCTGGAGAAGCTGGGCATCAATCAAGGCAATATGTACGATAAGGATTCCTTTGTTGAAATGCTAAAAATGAACCGGCATCTATTCCAGGATCAATCTGTTAATATGTCATTGGTCGCAAAGTTGAAAGATTTTGTGGTCGATGTCAGGAAGAAGATTGAAGATAAAGACGATCACCGGGGAAATATTAATATCGCGCTGCGCCAGACAGCCGAAACAGATCTTCCGGAAACCTTCAATCTGGAGATGCCCATCTTTCGTGGGAAGCCATCCCAGGTTTTTGAAGTCGAACTTAACTTCAATGTGAAAAGCAATAGTATCTTCTTCTGGCTTACATCGCCGGATCTGGCCGAACAGATAGGAACCACCAAGGATAAGATCATCGAAAATGCTTTAAAGGGCATGGATGAGAATCTTATCATCATCGAAAAGTAATACCCCAAAAGCCACCTAAAATAGAAAAGGCCAGCTCGCTTGGGCTGGCCTTTCTTTTATTCTCTTAGGTGCTAAACTAAAGAATAATGAAAAGAGTGCTCTCAACTCTTACCATTGCTAAAATAGGTAGATTACAAGGCATATCCAAGAATGAATGCTGCCACCGTTGCTACTTCTGTCCAAGGGAATCGCCTACCTTTGGGTTTTAGCGGTGTCGTTGATACTACTTTTAGGCTATCGAAATCCGGAGATGTGGTTAGTGCCTTTACCGATGATCGATCATCATTAATAAAGATCGCCTGGTCAATTCTCACGCGCCTAAGCTGGCTTATTTCAGGCGTATCCAAAAATAGCGAGTCATTACGTATGCCACCGCGAGCAACGGCTTCTATGAGTCCATTTCCGAAGGTTGCTCGTTTCTCTAGTGTTGTATCGGCAAATGTTTGCTCGGTACTGTCGGAATCGTTTTTAAGATCCCATATTGAAAGCGAAGAAACTTCTTGTAGGCTATCGACCTTTAAATTTAGCTTCCCAATAATCTTATTATAGGAAGCCAGCTTGTCTTTGTTTTTGTCCACATAATCGCGGAATGCCTTGGAAGTATTGGCCAGGGAATCTTTAATCTGCGATTTATCAACGCGCAGCGCTTGGGTAAGCGTAGTTAAGGAATCAAGTTTTTTTGATTGTTCGGCCGTTTCGTATTTAATTTTCTCTGGCGTAAAATACCTGGTAAGGCCAACAGTTAACAAAAGTACTACTATTCCTAATCCTATTTCTTTTGGGGAAAAACTCATGCTGCTTCCTTTTCTTTTTTGATTACTGTAACATCTTCATTGCCAAAATAATATGCTTGCGATTCGGCAAACTCCTTGGCTGCTTCTTCATCTACCTTGTCCCATAGCTCTGGCCAATCAATGTTATCTAACTGGCCCTTCTTTTTGTAAAGCTTAAAGGCTACCCTGGCAAAAGCAGTCATTTTTACGTGTTTCAATACGCTCCAAATTTCATGGCCGGTAAGAATTAAAAATAGCACATATTGGAACCATCCCAGCGCATCCGGAAACATATTAGCCCCCACAGTAACAGCAATGATCCCGATAGAATACATTACGGATTTATAAAATGTTTTCATCCATTTTTTGGGATGAAATCTTATCCTGGAATCGATAATGGCCCGGATGGATCCGGCGATAAAATCAAGGAATACCAAGATTATTAACCCTTCAACAAGATTCTTAGGAGTTACAAATAGCTGCGCTACTTGCTGTGGCTCGAAAAATCCTTGCATATACGCAAATATCCCGTAGGCCCCTCCCAGCAATGCTTTATATCTAAACTGATAAGGGATTTCGGCAATGGGTCGTAAAAAAGGGCGGATAGCCGTGTACCAAAACATATTAATATACCCCGTTTTGTGAGTTACAATTATGGTTTTGTTTGGAAGTTCTATCGTTTCTCTAACTGTTTCCATAGCTAGTAAATCACTCCTATTTTTTTATTTTTGGGGATCCTAGATGATTTTACCTTTTTGTATGTGGAATAACACCTTCCCTCCTTGATTGAGTTCTTTACTTAAAGCCGGATAAACTATCCGGTACGCATCTCTGGCACTTCCAACGTTAAAATTATTATGCCCATCATTCCTTTTTTGGGGATTCGTGCCGGTCATAGGGCAACCTTTAGTATTTTCATCTGTATTGCCTGGATGGAGCTCAATGTACTTAAAGCCTTGCACCCCTAGCAAATGGATCATTCCAATGTGATTGATAATGGGATCATTTGCAAATACTTGCTTGTAATGATTGTGAAGTCCTCCTTCGGCACGAATCTCTGTTTCATACGTGCCATAAGGGATAGCTGTTTCTCCTGGAACCTTGGGGCCTTCGCGAACTTGGTCCTCCAGGATAAAACATTTAAATTCATCGTTGAAGTTCATGTGAGAGAGTGTTGAATCGTCCCCGAAAGCAAATCTATTAATATAAACGTGAATCATAATATTTAATCTGTTTTTACTGTTCCGCTTTGAGCCAGGATGGAAGCAGCTATTTCGGTCATTTGTTTCTCTAGCTGATCGGCTTGCTGCCAATTCTTGTTTTTTCGCAACTCTTTAACCTGTTTGTATAACTGTTGCAGCGTATTGGCTGTTTTGTGAAATTGAGCCAATTTTCGTATCTGCATATCCAATTGCCGGATTCGTTTAATATCTTCCGGATTGCCGGTGTTGGCTTTTTCAAGATCATCCCGGGAACGTTTCAAAGATTGAAACTTCTGATCTAAATCAGTGATTTTCTGTGTGCTCTGGCTATACCAACCATCCGGAGTTCGCTGCACTAATTTTCCTCCCAAGGGAATGTCCGCAGCTGTAATGGGTTCTCCCCTGGCAATTTTATCTTTAAACTCTAGGGCCCGGCCAAGCAGATTACCGGTAACATTATTCACTACATGCTGAATTTTTAAAGGACTCATGTGGCTTATTTTACCCAAGGTTTTATAAAAATTAGGTGTCGTTGTAAAAGCTTGCTGCTCGGGTGGATATTCTTGCAGCCAAGGCGGAACAATAGGTTCCTTCCAATAAAATTGATAATTCACTGCTCCTTCAATAAGCGAAGTAAGCTGTGGTCCAACAGCCATTTGGAAAATAGGTGATAATCCTCCAGATACCGGGGTATCTCCCATTCTGCTCAAAACAGTCTTAGCAAATTCGCCAGCCGGTAATTTTGATTTATTAGCTGCATTATCCAGGGAAATCCATGTAAATGCCTGAATAGCCCCTGTAGGCCCATAATCAAATGGTACGCGGTAAGCCCCAAATAACGGCATATAATTTTTTCGCTCTTGATTGGTACGATTTTCAAGCTCTTTCCGGCGCTTTTCAGGCGTAGCAGCGGTAGAGATAGCCCATGCTATCGCCGTTGGTACGGCTACTCCCATTCCAAGACGAAGGCCCTGTTGCCAGCGGATCCTGCTATCCGGATGAACCAACCGGTGAAGCGTTTCAGAGAATATTTGTGTGGATGGATTAATGAATCCTCCAGCTCGATAGGCTGCATGGATGGTTGAATTCCCCGGCCGTTCCCCGAAATTTCCTGAAACGAAATCGTGGGCCATCATGGCAGCTTCATCGCTATGGCCCATGTGTTTCATTTGAAGGTAAGCGCCAATGCGCGGAGCTTCTTCAACGGCTGTTGATAACCGGCTCATACCTGTTGCTTCCATAAACAGATGGAAGGGCTTATTAAGCAACACATTGGGTGCTACAAAGGTATAATGGGCGGCTTTATCTTTCCAGTCCATCTTATCCCAATTTTGGGGGAATAGCCCTTCTTTAAGAATCTGCTTAAACCGGCTTTCATTAAATTGCCTTTCTTCGGAGATCGAATCATACATGGTACGCGAAAGCAATTCCGTATCCACAACATCGGTCTCATCATTGCCGGTAAGCTTGGCCAGCATACCACTAGCGAAATAATATCCTGGGGTGATAGATTTCATAAAATCACCTACCGTTTGATCGTCCACCGTATATTCCGGAGGAAGCCCAAAGTAAGCGCCAGTGCTGGCGTCCCGGGGCAGGTTACGCCCAATAAAATCCAATGTATTGGTTATAGATTTCTTCCAAGGTGCCGTGGCCTTAGCAATGGTATTCCAGAATTTAGCTGCTCCCCCGGTCTTTTCGGTACGGGCAAAATAATCGTACATATAAGGATTTTTCAGCTGGTAAAAAACTCTGGCCCCATTACGTTTAGCAGCGATAATATTTATCCCCTGGGGATCGGCTCCGCGCCAGATAGGCATACCCGTTGATGCAATATTAATTTGTTCGGGTTTAATAGGATTAGGCTGCATCACTTCGCTGGGATCTACTCCCATGCTGGCAGCAGCTTCTTCCCGGCGTTGATTGTTAAGATAATCAGCAACCACCTTAGCCATTTCTTCGGGCTTTAAGTCTGCCACTTTTTTTGTATCCAGCTGAATAGGAGATACTAATCGATTTATGGGAACTTTTGCTTCCATCGGAATATCATCGCGCCGGTTCATTTCTTCGGCCATATAAATGGGAGCCAGCATTGCGCGATTCTGATAATAAGCATCAACTACTTGATACGTTCGCTGTTGGATAGCTTTCAGTAAAGGAAGCATGGGATGATCGCCACCCTTTACCCCCCGGAATCCGGCATCTGCTTCCGGAATCGTTTTATCGCGAGTTGTATTTTCTCCCTTGCCCTCTACATCTTTGAGCAATGGCATATAGAACTCATAGGCAGATTTCATCCGAATGGCTTCGCCCAGGCTTTTGTCCCCTCCCAGGTATCCGGTCAGGAGCAGCTTATCCATATAATCGTTTATTTCGTTGAAATAACCTTTCCATTCCGGATTTGCTTGTTCAAATTCATTAACCTTTTGGGCTACAACCGATGGCTTGACTTCTGTAATCCCGGTATAGGGAGCCAGCTTTTTAATAAGTCGCTCCAGGGAAACCTTATATTGAGAATAAAATTCAAATTGTGGCCACGCATCCTTTCCGATCTTCTGTAATGTTTCTTCAATGGGAAGGTCGTGCAATACGATTTGATTCCCATGCTCACCGGCCGGATCGGTGAGCTTGTTTTCGAGTTCGTCAGAAATATTGAATCCAGCTTCGCGCAGCTGGTCAATTTGGTCCTGGGTAGCAATAACGCCATCTCCGGTACTCATAATTTTAAGGCCGGAACCATGCAGGGCATCTTTTGCAATGCCAGGAATCCGGTTGGTTATCTGATGGGCCAGTCGGAAATCCGCTTTTGTTTCGCGGATGTCTTTCATAAACTCCCGGGCCTTTTGTTTGCCTTCGTTATTATCGTCATAAATATCAGTAAAGGCTTTATAGACCGCATCACGCTCCCATTGATGGATGGCCCAATTACGTCCCAAAGCCGTAAACGTGAATCGATCGAAAACATCCTTGGCCTTTTCCGTTAATGGATTGGGATCCGGCCCGGTATCCTTATTGGCAGCGCGAAGCATTGCGACCGGTCCGCGTTCTGAATGAAGTTTATATAACCGAGCTGCATCTTGCAGATTATCCAATAACTCTGGAGCATCTGCTTTCATGGCATTTACTAAGTTAGTCGTTAAATCCAACGAAGATGTAAACTCTGGATTTAAGATATAACTACGTGCCCATTCGGCAAAATACTCTGCCGGGGAATCCGCAGAAGCTCTCGATATGCCAGCTTCTTCTAATGGTTCCTTGATTTGATCCCAATCAAATTGTTCTAAGAAATCCGGATGAACATCTTGGATCTGATGATGAATACCATGAGCAGCTTCATGAAAGACAGCTACATCGCCGGGCTCGCGCGCTCTTACCAATCTGGCAGAATGCTGGTAATGAGCAGGATTCCGAGTAGTTGTGTTCACTTTCCCTACGCGCATCTCGATACCTACGGCATCATTAAGGAAATTAATGATCGACCGCATTCCTACTTCGCTACCATCCGGATCGTTTTTAATTTTCTTAGCCAGCTGTTTAGCTTTTTTGCTCTTTATCTGATCCACATCGGCCCAAGCAATATCATAGTCGCCCTGTGGTTGCAGATCCCGGATATGATCGATGCCGGAATTTCGGCTGGCCATATTTACCGTTGGGGTTATGTTTTTAGAACCTGATTTATCTTTTGCTGGGCTACGCTGCTGCTCCTGTCCTCCGCCCTCCTGCTGTTGGGATTGGTTAGGCCGGAAGGCTTCCTCAAAAGCTTGTTTGGCCCCAGCTTCCGTGTTGCCGGGTGTTTCGAAACGTTCAAATAAGTTAGTTTCTCCATCGATTCGATTGGCGTAATTTCGGATTAAAGTTCTAATAGCAGTTTGTGTACCTGTTGTACCCAGCTGCTTCATTATTGCCGAGCTTGGCCGTTGTACATCAAGCAATATTTGGGCCAGCTGGACTTCCTGGTTGGTGTAAGCTTCGTTTCCCTGGGAAAAAACATCTTGTTGGTTCACAAAATCCGATGCGGTTTTCATGCTTTTATTCTTGCGCACATTCCAAACAATATCAACGGCATTTTGCAAGGTGGTTGATAGGTCTGCTGGAGTATTAAGGTAGCGGATCAACGTGCCATAAGAGCGTTCTATCCCCCGGATTACATCGTGTGGCATTTCGGAAAATTTGCGAATGGTATCCCGGCCAGTGTCGCTGTCAAATATTAAGCTACGGAACACATCAGCCATAAAATCTTTTCCCTTAACAGTAATCTTATTTTCATTATCCAGAAATTCCGATCGATCGATGTCTGGAAGAAGATCAACAATACGGGGTCCAACATCATCCAGGATGCTTCGAATGGTTTCGGCATCGGAACTGTCAATAATCCGGCCAATCTTTTGGCGATCGGCTTCCGGAAGATTGCGAACGGATGCCTTAGCTTCGTCAATAGGATCCAATCGGGCTTCGGCCGTATTCTTAATATTACCTAATCGAATAGCTTCTTTGTCGTTTACGTCCATCACACGAACCAAGACCGGCCGTTTCATTTGAGCTACCTGGTTTTTATCCAATCCAAATCGTTCGGCTTGGGTTACCAGATACCCTTTATAATTTTGAGCCTTGCCGGGATTCTCCGAATACGCCAGTTGTAGAGAAATCGACCGGCCGTTCCCCTGAATAACCTCTCCGCGCGCGTTTGTAATAGGAGCCCCATAAAAGGCCAGATCATTGCCGGTGATAGAATCTGGATTCAGCTTTTGGGCAATTTGCTTATGCTGGGCAATATATTTCCGGCCGCGGCGATCGCGCGGTTGGCCTTTGGATATAACGTGTTTAGAGTTTAACGATCCATCGGTATTGTGGGATGCTTGTAGATCCCGGGCTTCCAGTACAGCATAATGGCCAGGATGATCTTCCGATCCATCGGGCTTAAATGAAATCTTTATATCCGATCCATTCTGTTTGAATACGCTGTCTGAATTACGGACTTCTTCTATCGGACTGCTAAACAAACGATCAAAAATTCTGCGTTGATCCTTATTGATGATAACAGCATCATCTTGCTGGCTCAACGATTGGTAGATATTTTGCAGCCATTCCTTAAACCGAGTAAAAAGCCCTTTTACTTCTTCGTTCGGAGCCTTGCCATCGGCCAGGTATTTAACAAAGCGAGTAGCAAACTTTTCTTCATGCTGTGGAGTCCATTTCCCATCTTCCACATTCAGCCAAGCTTCCATCCGGTGAAGATCATCTTCGGGGAGGTCCCTTCGAAATACTTTACCTAGCTGGCGAACGATCGTTTCAAAATCATCCTCATTTTCAAATAAATGAATAATAGCGCGCTCGTCATTATCAAATGAGATCGCTTGCTTGCCAGGCATTCCATCGTACAAATTAACTGGCTCCTGAAATGCCTTGTAATCGGTTCGGGATTCCAATACTCCGGAAGCGCGCATAGAATCATAGGTTCTTCTGCTGCCTTCTCCTGGTTGAACAGTCAACACATCTGCAAGGCCATCTCCGGATTTGCTAAAAGACTTGGATAATTCTCCGAAATACCCTTTATGCAGCCGGAAGTCTTTCGGACTAAGGTTGGATACCAATACAGAGCTAGTAGCGCCAGAGCGATCCATATAAGTGCGTAGTTCGGTGGCAAACTTGCTATGGCCAATACCCTCTCTGGCCATTCCGATTTGTGGTTGATTCTTCATGTGTAAGAATCCTATAACTTCCTTTTGATGATTCAATAATATAGCAGAGTATTTGTCTGCCAAAGAAAATTTTCGGGATTCAATGAATTGAGCAACTTCGCCGGGGCTTGTTATTTGAAAACGTTCACCGGGAGGACTATAATTTTTTGTGTTTTTAAATCGTCCCCAGCTAAATACGGGTACATCCCGGGATGTCGTTGCATAAGGTCCTTCCAGCGATTCGGCTCGCTGTTCCACAGTAGGCACATCGCTGGTTCCTTTAGGGCCAACCTCATCAAACACCCCATAGAGTCCAGAATTCCTATTTATAATAATCGAATCCCTCATTCTAACGCCAGCTGGCAATCGTTCTTTTATTTTTTTATGCATACTAAGATCAGCTCGGGAAGATTTTAAGTTTCCGCTGGGATGGTTATGAACCAAGGTAACTTCTTGGATGTCGTAACGCTGCACGAAGTCTGTAACAGCCGTATGATCGATTGCAGAATGAGCAGGTCCCCCCATGCCAACATTAAGAATAATGGCTTCACCATTCCGATCTATCCCTACAATGTATCCTTGTTCAATAGCTGCGTTTTCCAGCTGTGAAAACATAAAGGCTATATCGGCATCCGTTCGAACCTGTTGGTTGCGACTCACCGGCTTAATATTATCCCAGGGAATGTATTGGCGTTCCTGCATAGTGAATTCCAGGTTATCCCCTTGGGTTATTTCTCTCATACCTGGATGTGCCGGTATGGTTTCTTCGGGAGCTGGCTCGTTTGGATTTTCATCGAAGAACCCAAGTTGCCGGGCGCTTTGGTATTCCATAATACGACCATCCGGCAGCTGCACGTAATTCCCATTTTCACTGTACGAAACACCGGTTTTTTCTTCAAGCCTATTACCAACATCCTGCATGGAATTTATATCATCTCCATAGGACTCGATAACTTCATTGGCTTGGCCATCGGTAATGGGTGGCTGTTTGGTAATACCGGCCAACCGGCGCTTCCAGTATTCTGCTTCATCTCGGCCATTTTGTTCGGCCCACACACGCGCGCGCTGGGAAATCAAGTTAATAATACCATCAACTTGTTCTGCGGTAATATCAGCATTGTTATTCAGCTGTTCGCGAAACTTCTCCTTCGTCATGGTTTCTGTATGTCGGCGCGGAGTTTCCTCCGGGGGAATCTCTTTATTATCAAGATCCTTAGTAGTAGATTCCAACAAGTCCGGATAAGCAGAAAGTATTTCTTCGGATACCGGCCGGTTATCTTCTAAAGCTTGAGCAACAGCTGTCTTATGCTCGGGAATAAATTTATTGTCAATGAGATTTGAAATTTCTTCTTCACTCATTCCATCCGGAAGTTCATCGATGCGATGCTGCACGTATTCTTCGGGCATCTGATGATGGGGCTTTAATTCAATCGATTTTTCACCGGCGCGATCCAGTAGCTTGTTAACCAAATCCCCGGTTGTCATATCTTCTGTTGGAGTAATGCCGTTTTCTTTTGCTACTTGTTCTTGCCAGGTTTCCCCCTCTTTGACATCTGACATTACCATATCCGGCATATTGGGATTCTGCTGGTAATCTCTAATTAATTTACGTGCCGAATCGGTTAACTCGACTCCTTGGTTGGCTTGCTGTTCAGATTGGCCAGTATTTGCATCCGTTTGCTCCTGGGAAGATCCAGGTACTTCATTTTGGTTCTCATCGATACTTTGTTGCTGCTGATTATTGGGTTGGGGATTGTTGTCGATGATTTCATTTTCAAAGGCAATTAATTGGTTAAAAAGTTGTGGCGCGTTGTTTGCTCCGGATTGCTGGAGCTGCTGCGTTTTTTCATCGATCCAATCCAAAGCGCGGATCTGTTCAGCTTCGGTAAGGGGTTGGCCTTGATCGAATTTGTCAAAAACAGTGGTCATCCGGGGATCGCCATCGTCCAGCCGGAATTCGCTTGTATTTACGCCCTGCGGAGTTAACTCCCGGTGGGCTTGATCAACGGCCTGGGTAAATGCTTCGGGATCCACGTTGGGCTGCGTACCGCGTCCGAAGTACTGCTGCCACATTACTTGCTCTACAATATCCGGATCGCGGAAGGTACGGCGGTTGCCATCTTCATCAGCCATCGTAACACTTTGTACTTCTCCAGCATCATTCGTATTACTAGAAAGCCAGCTATAATTTTTCGTCTGCTGGGGTTCGCCGGTAAGCCGATCGGTTTCTGTTAATTGAAATTGGTCGGTTTTGGGATCCGTAAGTTGCATAGTTCGTACAGGGGGCTGGGTAGCCCGTTGCAGCTCGGTATCAGAAAGCTTTGTAGAAGTATCTTTATAGGTGTCGGGAACCTCTACAATCTGATTATCACCGGTATCAATAACAATATTCCCTTCGGAATCCTGCGTAAGTGTTCCGCTATAATCGCCCATAGTTACTTGGTCGCCCATTACATCTTCAATCGTTCCTTGCTGGGCTTGCTGATCGCGCATTTGCTGGAGCTGCTGGTTATGGATCTCATTCCGGCGTTGCTGGAGCTGCCGGATAGATTTATCAAATTCTTCTGTGGGTTCACCCCGGGTTTCGGCAATATCACGATTGCGAAGGATCCGGTCGGTTTCTTCGGTTATTTGTTTTATTTGGGTATTTAAATCGGCATCCTCATTTATATTAGAAGTAGCTCGTTGATCCGGGGAATAACCGCTATTCTTTTCAAGTTCCTGTGTAAACTTCTCCCAATGATCCAATACTTGCTGATCGTTATAGTTTTGAACCCCTCCATGATCCGGAATCACTTCTTCTTCCAGGATGCTATTTCTGCGCGTTTGCCACAACTGGAAGTTATGATCTTTTAAATCCGGATTTCTTGCATCAGTTATCTGATTGGCTTCGGTATAGATCTCTTGCTGCGATGATCCATCCCTGGTATAAGGCAACGATATTTTAATTCCTGGTTTCTGCGGGGCTTCCTGTTGCTCAATATTCAAACCGGCTTGCCTAGCAGCCGATTTCACATTGGCATTTCGCTGTGGATCCGAAGTTTCATTAAATACCATGTGCCCCTGGGTTCCACGAGATTTTGGAGCTCCAGATTCGTTTCTGCTTCCAGGGTGGTCAACTTGTAATCCGGAATCACCGGAATTGATTTCATACCCCATTGAAGTGGCAGCCTTGGCATAAGGAACTAATCCCGAATCCAGCTGAATAGATTTTCCGGAAGGCTGTTCCACATCTTGTTTTATAGGTTTATTATAGGTCTTTTGTTCTTCCGGACTCATATTTTGATATTCTTCCGGAGAGAGAAATTCCCGGCCGGTTACATCCACATTTGATTGTGGGGACCGTTGGCCGGTGGGCTGGCCAGCTTCTTCGGCTGGAGCTACCTGTTGAGCTTGGCTGGCCGATTGACCTTTTGCTTGCTGGCTGGTATTGGAAGAATATCCTTTGCCATAGGCTTGCTTCCGGCGATTGATAGACTCGTTGGTTTCTTGGGGCTGGGGGCCTTTCTGGTTTTGCTTTATTTTAAGCTTGATGGCTTCCTGACGATTTTCGGCCATCTGTTTATGGATGTTCTGTTCTATAATAGACAACCGCGACAAGGCCATATCGTGATTCAACGTAGGTTTTTTATCTTTTTCACGTTGGATCTTCTCTTGTTCAATCCGTTGCTTCTCTGATTCTACCGCTTTAAGCTGCTCTTGAATTGATCCATCGGTAGGGATCGATATTGTTACTCCACGCTTAGGACTGTTTTTGGTTTGGTCCGGCCCCTCATGTTGCTGCTGCTGTCCTTCGGAATCTAATTGCTGTTGCGCTGCCATAGACTCTGCGACAGTCCCAAAAGTAAAAGTAGTTGTACCTCCTACTGCGGATCCAACAGCGGTGGCTTCGGGAACTCCATCCATTAAATTGCGATCGGGATCCCATCCGTATTTGGCTCCTACATTGCCCATTACCTGTTGAACACCTTCGGTCAATCCTTCGATTGAGGATTGTTTCCCGGAACTTTTTAGGAGCATATAAAACCTTCGTGATAACGATTGGCCCACTTCTTTCGTTATTTCTTCTTTAGCTGCCTTACCTAATCCTGATTTTGCCAGCGCATCTTCTACGTATTTAAAAAGATAGCGATCGGCAATACCTTCAAATACAGCCGAAGCCATTCCGGAAGCAACGGCCAATGCTTTCTCGCCTTCGGTGGCTTTACGGCCTTCTTTTTCGGCGGTCTTGCGCATATCTTTAAGTTGTGATCCAATCTCAATAGGGGCAGCTCCAGCGGTAGCTGCAAGTAATTCCCCGGCAGTACTCACCGGGCCAAGGACTTTCATTGCTCCGATGCCTGGTAACATGGAAGGAGCCGTTTCACCGGCCTTGGCTGCCAGCCAAGATGGAAGGAGCGCTGGGTTCTGCCATATATCTTCTAAGGTTTTCCCTTTCAGATTTCGATTTATCCGGATTTTATCTTCTTCACCTAAAGACTCAAAATAATCCGCTGCTTTCTTAAAATTTTCGCGCATTTTTTTTGTTGTCTTATCCGGACCGTTTAATGGTGAATCAAACGGATCAAAATAAAACTGTCCCAAAAATTCAGCGGTTTGTGATGGAAGCACACTCACAATTCCGCGAGCTACACCTTTTGCAGCTTCGGTGGCTACCCCAGGATCAGGCCAATGTATATTTTTTACGGTATTCTTATACTCTGTTGGCGTTATTTTTCCAGAAACAAGATCCTGTTTTGCTTCTTTCATTTGCAGCTCGGCCAAGGCTTCCTGTTTTGTACGCTCTCGCCTTTTCTTTTTTATACGGCGCTCATCTTGCCCCTGCCAGTGCAGGGCTCCAGTTTTGGATATACGGGGTTGCCCAGGTCCTTTGGACATATCATTCATGGCTTGGCCAGCTTGTTCGTGCTGGGCCTTTTGATAGGCTTCCATCGAATCATATTGATCCAACGATTCTGTTGAGTCGAACGCAGCATTGGCTGATTGTTCAACATCAAGATCCAACTGGCGCAGATGCTTGGGAATATCCATGCCGGTAAGTCCCAATGCCATTCCCTTATCCTGTTCTCCGGGTTTTATTTGACCGGTTAGAATACCTTCAAACTGATTTAGGTTCTTCGGAATGCCATGTATGCGCCCTTGGGATTGCTGATCCATCAAGAACTGATGGAATTTTTTTCGGTATCCCGGATCCTGAAACCATTGCTGAAACTTACCATAGTCCTCCGGGACTCCTTCCATTGGAGTGTTAGATTGAACTTTAATTAGCTCGTCATGGAGAATCTTTAATCTGTCGGAACCATCCGATGTACCCTGCCCATTAATATCCGGCTTACTAGCTGTCGAATCTTTGGAAGATGAAGTATCAGTGGAAGCATTGGCTTCCCCGTTTGTTTTCTTTTTTTTTGTTTCTTCTTTATCAGATCCCATCTATTACCGATTTCCAGAGTTTGAATTATCATTCTGGCCATATTGCAGCATTTCTCCGTTTTGATAGGTTTGGAACGCTCGGCCAGGATTGCCCATATCCGATTGATTATTGTCGGGATTTTCGGGGCCTTGGGGGGCTTTGTTTAAACTTATCCTATTATAAAACTTATACGCTGTTATCATTTCATCCGGCATATCCAACTGTTGCATTTTAACAAGGATGGCGCGCTGGGAATCTGCTGGTGCATGGGTTTCGGGAAGTTGCTTGGCATTCATTCCTTCTTTTTGCAATTCTCCAAAGCTGGTTGCATTCAGCTCCAACTGCCGGGCAACACCTTGAATAAATTTCAGGTTTTTATATTCGGTTTTTGTTTCTTCGGGAACAGCCTTGTTAACATCGCCGTTGTCCAGAAAAATCTGATCTTCCAGTTGGTTAATGCGTTTATTTTGGGCTTTCATATACAGTGGAACGAATTCCTTCACATAGTCGGGCTGGGCATAAGATGGCCAATCGGAATCCTTATTAGCATTATCACTTGTTTTAATTTTAGCATTCGCATTAACGCGAGCTTTCTCTAACCCATATTTCAGCTCATCTTCGTTGCGCTGGGTTTCGTATTTTTGAGTTATTTTTTCGCGCGCAGTTTTCCCCTTTTCTCTCATCTGTTCGCGATTATTAAGCTGGGTTTGTTGATAACCCTCCCGGCCCAATGTAGAAACAAATTGATTTCGAAAATTACGATCCTGCTCGGCTCGTTTCTTTTTATCCTCTAGAGCCTTGGCTTTCATATAAACCCCTTTAGCCTTATCAGCAGCATCTAAATCCTGTTGGGCTTTATCTCTAAGGGCTTGGGCATCATCACGAATCTCTGAAATGGCAGAGTTATCAGTGGCCCCCATATTGGTTCCAGCAGCTTCCATATCATTGGCAAGGCTTTCTAATCGCTTTGCCTTGTCAAGCTTTTGAGCTGCCCGGCGAGTATGCTTTTTTACTTTTTCTCGATTGCCATACAATTTGTTACGCTGCTCCTTATTAAGTAGGGCAGCTGCCAGGTTTTCTAGTCCCTGGTTAAACCCTTTCGTTGAATAAGAATATTCATTGCCGGGAATCGCATTCCCAGGAGCTTCGGGGGGCTGGATAGGTTGTAACTTTTTAACTTCCCCGGAAAGGACAGCTAATTTTTGGGCATCTTCTGGAGTAAAAACGGTAGGCTGGCCATAAGCTTTCGTATAAACATCTTCCGCACCTTGCATACTTTGGAGCATGGTTTCTGGATCAAATCCCAAAAGGGTTAATCCATCCTCCATTTTAGTGGGATCAATTTTCTTTTTCTTTTTCTTTTTATCGCCATCGCCAAATGCCATAATTATCCTCCTTTTACGCCCATAGCTGCAATGTTAGCTCCATTTCCAAGCGCATCCATAAACATTTGTTTGTCTGCGGTAGATTTTCGCGCGGAACGCGAGTATGCTTTTTCAGCTGCCCCGGAAAGTGCAGCAAATTGGTTCTGGCGAGCACCAAGGACACTCTGATACAGATTGGATTTTCTATTTTTGGCATTTTCTTCGCGCTGCAAATTCATGCGCGTTACCCGATCATTATATTCATTCATTACATCGGTAATACTCTTATTGGATTGCTCGGTAAGCTTGCCCAATGTCGCTTGGATTGATCCGGTAACATCTCCCCCACCGGCAGCAACGGCTTTAGCCAAGTTGGAAGCAGTTCCGGCTTCTCCAGCCTGGATCCGATCAGTTAAATTCTGGATCGATTGGCCATATACTTGTTCAGCTGTATCGTTATAGCTGGTTTTCATATTGTCGGCCAAGCCAAGCGTACTTGCTATCTGTTGATCGAATTTTTGTTGGGATTTTGCGCGCGCAGCATCTATTCGTTGAGCACGATCACGTAATCTTCTTCGCTGTTTCCCTCCTAAAATATATTGAAGCCCACCCCCTATGGCGGATCCTGCTGCCAAGGCTGCGAGCATTCCTATAATGGCATGGTTAACCGGGAATCCATAGTTAGGCCCCCAAAGGAACACCTCTAAGGCGTGTTTTAAAAAATGAATTACATCAGTCATAATAGTTATTGCCTTGCTTTTCCTAGGTTTGGCAGTTTAAAATATTTCATATCTACGCTAGAAATGAAACCATCGCCATCGCCGGTGATATTTATCCGCATTTTAGGCATTATTGCTCTCTTATGAAACTGAAAGCTGTTACCCGAAATATCAGCTACTTCTACCGGTGAAGAATCATCAGCGGAGAATGCTTTGCTCCAGCTGTTCGTATTAGATTCCAAACGTTCGCGCTGCAAGTCGAGTTCTACTTGCACGTTATATGCCTGGCCCCCTACGTCAACTTCCAAGATTTTAAATTGAGTCCGCGGATTTCCCAAATGTTTTGTTGTCATACTGCCTTGGATGTAATAGGAATCCGAAGCTCCTTGGCCAACATCATCATAAACGCTTAAAAGATCCCCGTAGCACACATCGCCACCAATGGCCAGGATAACATTGTCATGGGCATAGACTCCATGCCTTACATTGCTACTTATTTGCGGTCCATCATAAACAAACGTTCTTACGGCTTGATCTTCATAATCGTAAACCAATACATGATCGCTGTCAAATATAAACCAAAATTCAGATCGAGCCCTATTTACAAAAGATGCTTTCAGATCATTAGCTAAGAAGTCGTATTCCAAGTTGTCAACGATTTTCTGTGGTTTAGATGCTCCGGAAATTATTTCAAGGCCATCTTCACTATGCAACACAACATAATCGCCTAATCGCTGGGCTCCTTCGCGGCTGCGGAGATGAAATCCTTCGTAGAATTTCTCAATATCTTTTTTGTATGCCCCCCCTTGGTCAACTAGGTAAGCCATCTGGAGATTACGATCGGTAACGATAAGAAATTGATAGCGCATCAACGTTTTATCAATATCAAACTTTAATGGGATTGCCCGTTTTATTTCAGCCTGATCCTGAATGGGTTTTTGGCCAGGGATCTCAAATTGCTGGAAGGGAATCCCTACAATAATATAATTTTGTAAATCAACCGATTCTAAAATATCCGATCCCGTTGGAGCATTAAAGGTAGATGCCTGAATATCGTCCAGTTGGCTGGTAGTATTTGGTAAATCAATAATTTTGCCATGAGCTCCGGCATCTCTGATCCCTATCTCTTTGATTAGATGAAAATGCTTTGTGCCATCATTCGTCCTTCCTAATACATATACCTTGCTAACTAGATTGTTTAAACTATGTATTTGAAGCCTATTGGCATTTACTTCGGAAGCCGATCCGCTGGGAACAGTCCCGGCATCTCCACCACCGATAGAGTCTGTTGCTGCCGTAGTTACCCCGACATCGCCAGTTACATCGATAACCAATCCGTTACCCACTGTACCATACTGTCGGTATGCTAATTGGCATTTCCAGGTTCCATCGCCATTATCAACCTTCGTTGCCTTCCATTCAAAATCGATCGCCGGAGTATTTTGGATCTCGGCAATATATTTATCGACAATTCCTTCAAGAGTATCAGTATCAGCAATGGTAATGGGATTCGTTGCGTTGCCATCAATGCTTATCGTGTGATCCTCTGTGGATCCTCCAGAAAGGGCATTGGCTGTTACATCTATTCCACCAATAGCTTGCTGGCAGCCATCGGATCCTCCAGCAGTATAGCCAGTTTTTAAATCGCGGAACGATTCCCCTGGAGCTGCTACCTTAAAAGTATCTATGGCTATTTTATTTTGGGCTATGCGAACAATGAATTGAATATCATTCCAAGATGTTCCTGGCTGGTCAGCTTCAACGATTACTCCTGGATAGTCTGTGCCATTAATCGTAAATGTAGTTGATAATGCACTCCAATCCTGGGAGATTGTAGGATCGCTATTAATCGCTCCATACAACTGCGAAGCAATCACTTCCAAGGGCTCTGATCCATAGATAGTTAGCCCATTTTGCAGCTGACTGCCATCAATCTCAAAATCTAATGTTCCCTGATCGCTGCCACTCATTCGATTATTTACTACTGCAATAAATCCTTTAGCCGGTACGCCTTGCGGATTTTGAGCTCCAGACAAAGAAGGATCCTGGGTATCAAATGTAACACCTGGACCATCGGTTCCCCCAGCCGTTTGCGCATCGGCAGCTACGGTAACGTCCACCGAGGGCCTGGAAAAACCGATCGTTGTGCCATTATCAGAAGCGCCTGGAGTATCGCTGGTAATCAAGCAGCGCCAATTTCCCCCACCTATATCCACCTTGCTGGCAGTCCAATTAGCGGAGATCGTTCCATTGCCATTTAATTGAGCAACATATTTATCCACGATCCCTTCCAGCGTATCGGTTTCTACGACCGTAATAGCTGCGGTAGTCGTAGCTCCAACGGTTATTGTATGATCTTCTTGGCCATCATCTCCGCCAGCTGTGGGGGTTTGCACAGCCACCGTAACATCAACATCTCCGGAGATGCTTAAAACACTGCCATCCCAGGATGAGTTGGTTACATTAGAAGATAATAAGCATCGCCAGGTTCCATCGCCATTATCTACTTTAGAAGCAGTCCAATCAGCAGAAATTGTTCCATCACCATTAATTGCGCTCACGTATTTGTCAACGATTCCTTCAAGGGTATCAGTATCATTGATCGTTATAGCACCGGTCGCATTCCCATCAATAGTTAAGGTATGATTTTCCGAAGAACTAGCTGCCAGATTATTGGCCGTGACATCATAATAGCCTTCCGATGGGCTGGCTGCCAGAGCATTAGCTGTTACATCAATATTAGCCGTAGAAGCAATTGGAACGGGTTCAATGTTAACGACATCGTTATTAAAAGATTCCCCAAAGCGCTTTTCAGTATATTGTACTTGGTCGGCTTGGGGAGTGGTAGCTGTTATCCGCATAGTGGCCGAAGCTACTACGGCTGCGCGGATAGCTTCGGCTACATCGGGCGGAGTAGCTTGATTAACCGTATTGAGAGATACCGTAACCGTTATCCCTTGATAGGTTACAGTAAGATCCCCATCAACCTGGCATCCCTGGGTAACGGTATGGAATCCCGATGCTTTGGTTTGATCGCAAGCGACCGGCGTAGTTGAGCTAGTCGATCCTTTCTGCAAATATTCGTTTGTTTCAACGATATTTGATCGTTTTCCATCGCTATACTCAAACATAAAAGCCAACGCCATATTATTAGAGAGCTGTGTAGTGGGAGTTATATTAACATAAATATTCTCCTGGCTGGCAGTGGCCGGGTTTGTGTAAACGCTGGGAATAGGCCGATTTACTTCGTATCCGGCCATCATAAGGCTTCCTTCAAATGGAGCTATGGAATTAGGTTTTATTTGTCCTGGTCCAAAAAGATCAGAAACCCCTCCAGACATAGGAAATTCTTCAATTAAGGGACGTAATAATTTATCGTCAATAGTTGAGTCTTGGAGAACTGTTTTATTCTTATCTACCTCCCGAATTATAAAAAATGGAGAGTTTTCATATCCCGGGGAGCTTGGAGTAAAAGCTTGTTCTGGAGAGGCTTTCCACCGCGTAGCACAAAGAAATCGTACAAACACATTGGATGAAGCCGGAGAAACGGTAAACTTTATTTTTACAGATCCATTATCATATATTTCTGATGCTTGAAGCTCTGCTTGGTAGGGCCTTCCAGGCAGAGCAATAGAGCCATCATTAAGTTGATCCAATAAAAAGTATCCGCGATAAATCTTTGGGGCCGAATAATTGCTGTTCGATTCTACACTATCACCACCGGAACTTAATTGTTTATTGGCTGGTTGCCCTACCAATGATTTAAGATCCGGATTATAGGGGAATACAATATTGCGATCAGAATAATCTTCTCCTGGAGTGCTAGGATCGCCAATTGCTGTGGTTGCTTCTATTCCTGTGGGATCTTGCCAAGTTAATGTAGAAGGGCCTACATCTGTTAATTTCGCCACATAACTTTTAAATGAAGGATCTCCATTTTCATCAAGCGGTATGTAATATTTTTCAATAACAAACTCGGTACTGGAGCCATTTACAGTATATGATAATGGAGCATCTCCAGGGCCAAAAGTAAAAAATCGAGTGCTTTTATAATCGTTACCGGCTGCATCGGTCAGGTATTGCCCTCCCTGATATACATATCGGAAGGAATTTACATCATATTGGGATGGATCCAATACTCCTTCGGTAATATTGTCGGCCTGGGAATTGACAATAGGAACTCCCGAAGTCCAGCTGGCATTCGGATATACAAGAACCTGTTCTCCCTTAGAAAAATTATAAAAGTTTTCATCAGTCAGCTCGCCGGTGAGAAATGAATCCGATAAAATATAAGATTGATCGTAATTCATGAATGTAAAAGCAGAACCGGCATTAATATCATAATACTTACCCGTTCCAGCATCGTAAGAAAACGCATATAAGAATTCTCCATTATGCGTGATCTGAATTTGCTCATTCGTGGGAAAGCCAGTAAGGATTGTTGTAGAGGAATTATCGGTAATATTCCAAAGCAAAATATCACCGGCCGTATTATGAATGGCTAGAAAATCTTTCAATACTCCGCTTACCCGAGTAGCAAAAGGGTAAAGAGTAACAACGCTGCCAAAGACTGTTTTTTGTATTGTCGTTCCACCCCTGCGCTTTATACGAAGGTAAGGCCCATCGTATTCAAGGCGTACATTCCGGAGTTCCTGGAAGTTCTCCATGCGGTTGCCAGGCACTAAATTCATAAACTCCCGGGATGCCCCCTTGGAGTCCCCAATATTTTTGGACATATTTCGCAGCGCGTCTATTCCCATGCCGTTGATTCATTAGTATGAAAAATGTGGAACAATTACGTTGTTATCTTTCGGTTTTTGGCTTTCATGGCCAAGCTTTTGCTCATCTCTTTCTTGTTTGCATAGCGCCCTGGCTTTTTTAGCCGATGTAGGTAGTAGCCAAAGCAATGTTTCATATATCATCAACTCCATTGACCAATGGGGGGCTAAAACGGTGTAAGCATTATAATCTTCGTTATCTACGTTGGCTTCCCCAATATCATCGAGATTAACGTTGCCTGGCATAACCCGGGCTGTAAATTGCAGATAACGGGGGCTTTCAAACATCGTTCCCAGCGTTATCCTGCTTTCGCTAACACTAAAATAGCATAATGGATCTTGCCGGTTATCCTGATATGTTCGCCCAAAATATTGTTCGGATAAAATTTCATTAGTGTGGATCCGGCCTTGATAATCCTCATAGGATACTTTCCGGAAATGCGCACTTTGGCGAGCTCCGCCGGCCGGATAATCACTAAAAATGTTTAGGAACCGATCCGGGATAGAAATGATGTTCAGGAATTTTTCTTTGCCCAGGAAGTAATTCCGATCGCGCGTAGTAAGATTTGTTTGGCCTTTTATGTTATCAACATAATTTGCCCAATCGCGATAGTTTTCATGCAGGAACACGTTATTAGTATCAGCAGGGACAAAGACCACGACGACTGCTTCCAAGTCCATATCTCGTGTAACGATACGATCAGCATGGTTTATAGCCCTTATTAAACTGATATATTTCTTGCATTTTCGGTAATCAAACGAAGAAATCAGTTTATCCTGATGGAAGGATTGAAGTTCATTCTGTACGCGAACCGCCAGCTCATTTGTCGATATATCTCTACGGATTTTATGGGCCATAAGAAATGGGTTTGGACTATAACTGTTCGGAGAGCCCGAAGGCCCTCCAAACAGTTATAGGCTACTTACCATTGTAGGCAGCAATAACCATCGATCCCTGGTTGTCATACCCGGAATTATGATTCTTGCCAGTTGCCCATTCGATTCTACGGCCACCACCAAAGAACTCTTGGCCGAGTCCTAAGATGTTGCCATAATCATCTTCCTTACGGCGATCCAAGTTAAAAACAGGACCGGGGACAAAACCCAGCGCGGATGCTCCAAGCAGGATCATGCGATCAATCTTATTGCCACCGTTAGCTCCGATCGCGCTATCAGCGCCAGCTGGCTGTTCTTCGGCAGCAGCAGCACCGTTGGCTTGGGTTCGGAAAGTACGCTGCCCGTAATTAAGGCGGATACGCAATTTTCGGCCGGTTCCATCGGTGTTATCCTTGGTAAAGGTCATGCCAGGAGCATCGACCGTTCCATCGCCGGTACGTGCATCAAGACCACCGGCAGCAGTTACGCTATATTGATAATCATCAGCATTATAGCAGTACTCATAGGTGTGCATTTCCTGATCGAGCTTTTCAGCTTCGCGGATAACAAGGTTGCGATACATCTTGTCATTCTCGTTAATCAGTGGATGCTGATACATTTTGCCATTAAAGGCATCGCCAAAGCGCTTCTCCAGATCGGGATCATCCAGCAGCATATTCATCATTGCCGGGGAAACCAGCAAGATATATTTGGCTCCAGCACCGCCTTCGCTCATGCGATAGCGGATTGGGACAAGACGAAGGAATTTCGTCTGTGCTACGATAAGATCCAGCATCTTACGGCCGGGAAGGGCCGTAGAATCAACCAAACCAACAGTTTCGTGAACCTTTCCAGTCCAAGAAGTAGCTGTAAGCGTTCCACCCGAAGCATCGGCCACATCGTTAGCAGATACCAATTTATAATCCGGATCCGAAACCGAACCATTATTGACAAAGGCAAAGGTATTGGGATGCTCGAAAGGAGCTCCAACGCCCATTCCAGCGCTTCCGGCGACCGGATCACCATCATTGATGGTATTGTCGGCTTGGGCAATACGGGTGTATAAGTGAGGACTCCAACCTTGATGGTACGTAACAATACGATCAGCATCCTTATACCGGCCAGAAAGATCGGTAACGTGCTGAACAAGCAACTCTAAGAGCTGCCCACCAAGTTCTTGTTCGGACATGCGAACATCTTCTTCATAAGCGGAAAAGAAATAGCTTTGCAGAGCAAACTTAATATTTTTCCGATTTCCCTGGACTTCGTAACCAACGCGATCTTGCCCTTTAACGCGGACATAACCGGTGTTACTGGCATCACCGAACAGGACTTCTTCATCGCCATCGAAAGGCGGAATATGTACGGTGTCGGTGAGCGTATCTCCGGCCATCTTCTTCAAATCATAATATTCAATGAAGGGAGGACCATAAATATCATCACGTTCTGAAATTCTTCGCCGGGACTTATTCAGTCCGGTATATTCAGGCCGCGAAAACATAGATTTATACAATGAAGCCCAATACGCAGATTGAGATAGGTCTCTCCATTGTTTTTGAATTCCAGGATCACTTAAAGTAGTAGGGCCAATAGCTGCAAAAGCAACTCCCAGGCCATGAAGGCCAGGAATTTGAGCAATAGCCAAACCACCTAATGCAAAAATAGCCAAGTGCAGAACTGCACCAAGCACATAGAGTAATTTCCGTTTCATGGGTATTCTCCTGCTATGGGGTTTTGGGTGATAATTTATTTCATGCGCAACAGATTGGGTATTTGCAGCATGGGATCGCCATGAGAACTTACCCCTAACTTAATAGGCGTTTGTTGCTCTTCGGCCCAGTGGGGATCACCCTAAGCAGGATCGCTACTTTTGCGAGCGTGTGAGCTAACACTGAAAACGATGCCTAACGTAATCGTCTTGAATGTTGCTACTGACAATTAAGCGAATATTTGTTATATATTCAAGTCTAAAGGAATATATCCTTTGGTTGCAACCAAATTTTAACTTTAAACAACAATATTATGCGTAACAAACTATTAAAGGAAGGTTATATTTTAATAGCCGGAGGAAGGGATCTAACGAGAATTCAGAGAGAATACAAGTTGGCTGCCTTTAAGATGAAAACGAAAGTTCCTGGGGATTATACGCCTGGCCGGAACGATGATAAGGAAGATGGCTTTGAACCGGGATCCGAACTTATCAATGGGCATGGCGATATTTTTAAATGTATCGATTCTACCGTAGGCAAGGCCAGCTGGATCCAGATCGGGAACATCTCTGATCTTACTGCCGATTCCCATCTTAACGATGTATTGAAAGAAGCCCAGCAACAGATCAAAGCTATTGAAACCAATGGTTCTGAAAGCAAGGCAGAAGTTGCCAAGTCCGATGGGTCCGAAGAATCCGGGGAGGATAACACAAAAGAGGATAAGGAGAAATCCGAAGCTTCTGGCGATGCCGATCCAGTTAAACAGGAGTCCCCGGATAAGACTAGCAAGGAGAAATCGAACAAAAAGAAACCGGCTTCTAATTCTCCGGATATTCTGGAAACTGATTCGGGACCGATGAAAGGGAAAACACCCTTGCCGGAATCTGCCCCTTATTACAAATACCTAACCGAAAAGAATGGCATTGAAACAGTTGAAAAGCTGACTAGAATAGCCAAAGATAATGGGTTAAAAGACCTAAAATACATGAATGAAAGTCGCGCCCAAGATGTAAAATCATGGCTATTTGACGAAGAAGATTAGGTTTAGTTGCATCAATTAAGCCACATAAAAAAAAGGCCATCCTTGTTCGGGGATGGCCTTTTGTATTATGCCTATGGGGTATTAGCTGCCCATAATCGAGCGAGCCAACCGGCCAATATCCTTATTGGTTTTAGCCAGCCCTTCTTCATCCGCGCCAGGGGGAATATAGCTATGGCCTTGACTGGATCCCGGGGTAGGTATTTCATCCTCATAGCTACTCTTTCGCTTACCTTGATTTCCCTGATCCTGTTTTGTCTGTTGGGTTGTGCGATCTTTGCCTTCTTGTTCAGACACCCAGTTCTGCCAATCTTGGGTTATATAATACCACCCTTCCTCGGTAGTCAGATCGTATTTACCAATATTTTGAGGATGGTACGCATACTGGCGCAGAGCTTTAATAGGAGCCGAATCCTTGGAATGTTTAAAAACCGGTAAGGCGTTAGGGCCTTCACCGCGATCTTCGGCAAAACGGAAGAACGCTTGATCCCTTCGTTGCATAAGCTCGGCATCAGAGAGTTCGGTATCCTGATCTTGGACCTCCCGGAAATTTTGCTCGGCTTCCCACCAATCCTTGATGGTTTGCCGTTGCTCATTCATATCATCCATAAGCTCCTGGCGCTGCTGGGTGAGCCGGTCCATCTTAGCATTGTATTCTTTTATGCCATGTTCTTCGGCATAATTTTCATCATCGCGATGATCTTCGATCTCCTGATTCACTTCGGCCAAGTTATTATCGATAACTTCATCAGTTAAGTTCATAACATCTTCCAGCTGGGCCTTATCTGGAAGTTCCGCAATGCGATCGGCCAGCCCTAACTCTCGGGATGCCTGATTGGCCTTTTTTTGAAGCTTATTACGCTGGGTTTCAGCTTCTCTTTTTTTACGGGACTGCTTGGCCTTTGTAGTAACCCGATCGACCTTACCGCTGGTAGCTTTGATACCGCGATCAATATCAGATATGAAGCTCTTTAATTCATCATCGGATACTTCCGCGCCGTGATTATAATCGCGAAAATCCTCAATATGCTTTTTTAGATCCGGATCGATAATAGCTCCAAGCTGGGAGTTGTTTTCTTCGAGCGTATTTTTCAGCTCATCCATTTTCTCGATCTTGGCTGCAACTGCCATTTGAGCATCCATACGCGATTCGTAGGCATTCGGATACACATTCTCCGGGTCCTCAACATCTCTGTTGGGATCGTAGAATTTAGCATCTTCGCCATCGCCACCTTCATCGCCTTGCTGGCCCTGCTGCTGTTTCTGCTGGGCTTTCTTCTTTTGATCGCCACCTTCATCGCCTTGCTGGCCCTGCTGCTGTTTCTGCTGGGCTTTCTTCTTTTGATCGCCACCTTCATCGCCTTGCTGGCCTTCGGGTTCTTCTCCACCGGAAAAAGGAGCATCGCCACCGGAATCATCATCGGCAAAATAGCCAAGATGGCGTTCCATCGGATCCTTCTTATCGCCACCGGATCCATCGCCACCGCCCGAAATGGACTGTGTTAAGGTTTTTATGGACTGATTATTTTCAGAAACGGCAGCTGCCTGGGTATTGCCCCCTTGGCCACCGGATCCGCCACCTCCATTTCCATCACCCCCACCATCACCGGATCCGCCACCGGATCCACCGCCATCATCGGGGGGAGAGAAATAGTGCATAGGGATTGGAAACAAGAAATATTCATTCATAATACTATTGTTGTGTTACGTTGGGGTTTGCTTGATTTAAGGCTGGAGTGGTTGATTGATGGGGATTAGCCCCTTGTGCCGAACCTGTCAGTTGCTCGATGGCCCCTGAAAGATCTTTTTGAAGCGATGGATAATTTCCGGAAAATATCATGCGCAGTGTGTCGGGATTCGCTTTGGCCAAGTCCGAAACAAAGCTCTGCATAAGTCTAAGCAAGTTTTGATCGATGTCTGCCTTGTCTTTGGCCCATTGTCGCCGGTCGCGTAATTGCTCATACTGTTGGGCTTGATCCTGGAGTTTAGCTTGAAGTTTACGCTGCTCTGCTGAAAGCTTGTCGATCTGATCCATGCTTTTGTCGAGTCCCGGGATGCGCATACCTTCGTTGTGGAAGTTGCGAAGCAAGATACGGCCAGACTGGGTTTGGATGTATGGTTCCAGGAATTGCAGCATACGCAAGTAGAAATTCGTTTTTTCCACCGGCTTGTCGGGAACGATATTTCGAGCGTTCACCCGAATGTTAAACATGAGTCCGCCAATATCATTAAGGATCTGATTGGCCACAATACGATACCCGTTAACAGGATCCCATTGCTGGTAATGGAAGTCCGGCATATTAAGAACAAATTGCTCCTTATCACCATTTGAGTTCTTTCTGGAAAACTCGATTCGGCGCTGGCCATCAAATTGTACAATATTATTGTAAAGCCGATTGCCCATCTCTTTAGCATTAAAATGCAGAATATCGGTTGTGTTTGTGTGCATCATTTGAGAATCCTGGCTGGCCAGCTGTTGCTGGAGTCCACTATACCCGGCCTGTTCGCCTTTCCAGGAAGCCGTAGCCTTCATAGAACGATCGGTCGCTTGTTCTTCCAGCTGCATGAGCGCTGCATAAGAGGAAGGAAATGCCGGGGGCCTATTATCCATAACAACATCAGATAGCTTGGCATTACGATACCCAAAGCCCAATTTTTTAGGATCAATCGATACCCATCGATTCCCCTTGGATAAATCTTTCAAATCATCATCAGAGATTAATCCATCCAGGTAAAATCCTCCGCCTTTGATCTGTCGGCCGAAATATCGCAACATTCCATTGTGAAGCTTATTATGGACAAGTGCAGGATCTCGGCCGAATTTAACCATTCCTATTCCGCAACTATGTTTGGAAGAAGGATAATGGACACATTGAACCAAGTCGAATTGATTATGATTATAGGTATCCATATCCATATCAACAATGCCAGCACCTTGCACACGAGTAACATATCCAATGGCATAGCGCGGTTTGTCCTTTCGAATCGTTTCTCGCTTTTGCTGGCCCGGATACCCCACATTAATATCCAACGTTTCTACAACAGGAAATTTAACGCGATGATGGGTTACTGTAACGGTATCATTCAGATCATCTTCAAGCAGCTGCAAATAAGGGCTCATCTCTTGGGCTGGTTCCGAAAGCCCGGAAAAAATTTGACCGGCGGAATCTGGATACCTCATTCGCGCTTCGGCAACAGATATGTTTTCCATCCAATGAACTTGCCGGTGAATAGGATCGTCAAAACTGCGTGATTTAGGCCCAGCTGCTCCCCGGTAGTTAATCACATTGAAAGTGGGGATATATTCAATTTGATGATAATTAAAAACTCGCTCGTATTTTTCGAGTTCTTCTGGAGTAATAAAATTTCGTTTTTGTATCATGTTCCGGAAGATGGCAAAATCCGGATTGCTCATATCTATGCCATGCCCAAATCGAAGGACTCCCCGGCCCAGGGCTATCATATCGTACTTATACTGATTATAAGCCAAATCCATATTGGTATTATCCTTTATATCCTGCGCCCAATAGTTCATTGATCGGATAGCCTGGGTATCATCCGGATTCATCGCTTCGGCATAGAAAGAAGGCTTTACCCCGGAGATTGATCCCATTTTTCTATCTACATTAGCCGAAACTAAATTAATATAAGCTTCCTGCTCTGCTTGATCGCGGATACTGTCATAGGATTCTCGCGTTAACCGGCCATCTAACGGATGCTCGTAATCTTCGGGACCATCTGATTCCAGCAGGGGCAATGCTTCGGCTGCTCGATCGTAATACATCCACCAATATTGTTGATGGCGCATATCCTTTTCCATTTCATTGGCAAAGAAATGATCCAGCTGATCTAAATTCATTTGTTGTGGCAGATCTTTGCCTTGTCCCTCCGGCAAAAGATCGCGTACATCCCCAATAAATTGATCGAAAGCCCATATATAGAAACGAAGATCATTCAGGCTAAAATCATCGTCTTGCTGGGCTCCAATATGTATGGCCGGACTCTGTGCAGGACCAATCATAATTAATAAGTTTATTTAAATTATTGGCTTGCTTGTTTCTGTTGCTGCTCTTTCGCCTGTTTGGTTTCACTATTGTTGGCCGGAGTTAGAACTTCGATAAGCTGGCCAAGTGTCTGCTCGGCAATTTCATAGGCATACGTGCTGTCGATGGGCAGATCGATCGTTCCCCGGTCGGTAAACGATGCCGTTGCCCCGGTAGCACCGGTATCTGTAAAGGTAATATCCAATAGTTGATTCATGGGCATATCCTGGCGATGCTTTAATGTCAGTGTATCGCCCGAACTATACACTGCATCATAATAGAAATTCGTTTTAGCATTAATAGCATCCGTAATTTTTGTGGCCACAGTAGCAGCAGGATTGCCGTTAGATAATGTAACTGTTATAGAATTTGTACCATCTGATATGGTTACATCGCCACTGGATGTCGCTCCAGATGTTATTTGAAGGTCGCCCCCATACTCGCTACCTTCCTCGGCTGCATGGACACTATGGGGCTTTTGAAGCATCTGTACGGCAAAAGTTACCCCTGCCGGCGCGTAAAATTTTCTTTTCACTTCACTAATGGCGAACACATGGGTATTAGGCCCATACATCAAAGAGTTAGCCATAAATTCCACATCAAGCTTGCTTGTGGCTTCCTCCCAGCCTACTTCTTCGGTATCCAGCAGGATGCCAAAGATTCCTTTATCAGATCGTTCTAAAAATAATTGATTAGGAAAATCATACGCATTTACAGCCTTATATGTGCGTTTTTTTGTCAACGTTTTTTCAAAGAAAAGGTCTGGAATAGCTGCTGGATCCAACTCTCGACACACCCGGAGTAATCCTTCGGATGTAGCTTTGGCCAATCGTTGCGGGGCAGTAAGCATAAGATAATCCTGCTCTGAAAGATTCCTATGGACCAGGTTCCTTAATCGATCTAAAACATCTTCAATATGTTCGGAATAGGTTAAATTCGACATAACTAATCATAGGTTTCTTCAAGCATAGATTGAAACTGTGCCATAGCTGGATCCCTTATCGTTACTCCAGATACATGAGCTGCCACTAAATGAACGGCGCGCTCGGTATCATTATCATCATTAAATGGCCATTGAAGGGTATCATAACTATCCGGATTACCGGTAGTGTTTTTGGGCCGGGTGAAGCTGGCAACATAATTTACTTTTAGTTCAGTAACATTTGAAGCATATACCAAGCCATTACCATAGTCAAGAGCCAGCAGCTTTCGCTTGCCTTGAAATTTTCTGTTCCCCAATGACAAAAGGGTATTTTTAGGAATAGAATGATCTGGCGGTACAATGTGCCCATCTAGCAAAAAATAAGCAATCCCAAGATCTATCGGACCATTTTTTGTGTCGAATCGCAATGAAAAGGCATCGTTGGGAATAGGATATTTTTTTACGACATCATAAGCATCCTCGGAACGTTGGCCAATGCTAGTTCCACTTAGAACACTCGAATCAGCTAAAGATAGTCTTGCCAGGGGAAGCGTTTTCCCAATAGCCAGAGCTGCGTTATAAAGAAGATTCAGCTGTTCATCAAGCTTAGATGTACCGGATGGCCATGCTTCTTCATCACGCAACTCATTATCAAGTCGCGGAATGAGCTTATCGTAAGTAATGGCCATCTGTTAGCAGTTGATCTTAACCTTCCTGCCATGCCGGGATCTTGCTGTTTTTACCGATCCGCGCGTAGGTCGCTTGCCAACCTTGCGATCATCGCGATCCCGGGGATTTCGATCGTCCATATCTTTCCTTCGTGTTCCATGAGTATTCATAATAGCCACGTTTTTTATTTATGGGGTAATGAAAAGTCCTAACGGAATTAAGAAACGCACAAATTTCGTTCTTTTCAATGCTTTTATTAAAAATCAGAAAGCGAAAGACTTTGCCGAAGTCGTTTTATTGGATATATCCTTGCTATCTTGCAGGGATATTGTTGTTACATCCCCTGGCGTTGAAAATCCGTATTGATATATAGCATCAGATCCTTTTGAAAGTAAGAACAATTTATCCTCATTGGCATTTAAATAGATGCCGGTATAACCACTAGCTGCTGTAACGCTTTGTTGGAGCTGGCCCGAAATGCTTGTAAGATCCCAGGCAGTATTCATTGTATATTGCCGAACAGACTGAATAAAGTTATCAATAACATAAATCCGTGTTCCAGCCCCTCCTACTCGAAGATCCACCGGCGAAGCATGACCGGGATTAGCAATTGAATATTTTGCCAAATATTGCCAACTGCTTATATCCCAAGCCTTACTAAAGCCAAAAGAAAAGATTGAATCATCATTATCATCCGGAACAAACATCTTGGTTCCATCTGGCTTAAATTCAAACCCTGTGATGTCATAAAGCCCCCCTCCAGAGAAGGTTGTAACGCGGTTAAAGAACATCGTTCTAACATCCCAGGCCGTACCAAGTCCATATTCATACACATCAGTATCCGAAATCGCCCCCCCCACAGCTTCTGAAAAATAAGCAGCCCTACCATCTGGCCGGAAATAAATATCAGAAGGTATATTCATGGTATCATCCATTTGATAGGCATACTCAAATGAAATCGTTGGAAGGGACCAGGATGTCGAAAGGGAATATTTATAAATAGTCCGCGTACTCCCATCAAGAACAAATATCTGATTCCCATTGGTATATTGGGAGCCCTCTCCAGGCAAGGAAAAAGAACCTTGATGATCCTGGCATATTTTAAGGAAAGACTCGTAAGAACGTTTAATTATTAGATTGCTCATAACATCACCTTACTTGCTGGGCTCCGGCCGATAAAAACGAAGGCATAGTAGCATTCCATTTTTTGGCAAATATCCAATCTGTTTTGGCATATCCTCCAGCTGGATTATAACCATTACTTATTCGAATAACTCCCGGAGTTGCATCAATAGAAAATTTAGAAAGATTCCTACTAGAATTCAGATTAAAATCAGACCTGTAAACAAGCCCATTTATTTCGCTATCGGTATCTAGTTTTGGTTGCAATCGCAGCCAATATCTTTCTCCAATAGATAAAGATTGCCCCAAAACAGTACTACTTTGATGTTGACCATGGGCCGCGGACCTTACTCTGATATACCAGCCATTATTATTGTAAGAAAACAGGTAATCCTGCGCATCTCCATTTTTAACTATTGCAATCCCAAATTGAGTACACCCCCCATATTCTTGGTATGTTAACAATTCTATGGGTACATCAAAGGTGTTAATAGATTCAATGATCTCTCCTGTAACTGTAAGCAAACTGTTGGAAACTGAAACATTCGGATTATCTCCCCATTTATTTGTATCCAGGGAAGCGCCTTCGAAATCATCAAAGAAAATAAATGTCGCATCTCCATTGCTTACATTACTGGCAGATCCATTGCCATAATAGCAATAAATCGAATTATTGTTTTCAAGACTTGCATCAACCTTAACCCATACTTTAGCTATTGCATCAGTTCCGGTTCCCGTTACCCGTTCAACCCAAAAAGAATAGGCGGTTTCTTCGGCCAAGTTGCCAAAATTAATATCACCACTATCATTTTTGCCGGTGGGGAAATTCTGGCTATTACCGTTGAGATGGAAATCGAATCCGGTCCCCCCATTGGTATTTGCCTGAAATCCTATAAGCAGGGGAACCTGAAAGTTTGTACCGGCTCCAGTCGCGCCGGTAATATCAATTTGTTTCTTGTACATATAACCAGCCATATACGAAGATAGAGTAACACTAACAATAGCCGAAGCAGCCGATTCAGCGCCTTCGGTATCAACTGCTGTTACATAGAAATCGTATGATTGGCCATTTGTCAAATTAAGATCTTCGTAATTCAATGTCCCTTTTGGTATTAAACTGCTATTACTTTTAACACCATCCTCATACACGTTGTATCCGGCAAGATCATGTTCTGGACTGGCATCCCAGCTAATAGTAGCACTTTGATTGCCTGGATTAGCATTTACTCCGGTAAGAGCTGCCGGAGCAACATTTTGCGTTGTCTGCGATACAATGTTGGAAGCCGCGGACTCATTGCCATTTCCATCTTCGGCCGTTACATAGAAACTATAATTGGTATTTTCGATAAGGCTTGCAACTTGCTGCGGAGAGCTAACCAGGGAATACTGTTTAATGCTGTCCACATACACGTTATACCCGGCTACATCGGATTCCGGGCTATCTGTCCAAGAAAGTGTTACGGTTGTGTCGGTAAAGGAATCAATGGCCAAATTAGTAGGAGCCGAAGGAGCTTGGGTATCAGTAACAGTAGCCGAAACGATGGATGAAAATCCGGATTCATTCCCGGATCCATCAACGGCCGTAATCTTCATATCATAAGAATCCCCATTTATCAAATTCGGAATATTGTAATTTATTGCAGATACCAGCCCATTGGTATTAGCCTTGCTGTATCCAGTCCCGGCATCGACATACACGTTATACCCGGCAAGATCCCCTTCGGAATTAGGATTCCAGGACAGATCAATAGAATTGTTTGTCGCCTGATCTACGGCCAGGCCGGTAGGAGCTGCCGGAGCCACAATATCAATCGGATTGGCTGTAACATGGTTGGAATCATTACTTTCTATGCCATTTTTAACCGATACTACCCAAATATCGTAATTATCATCAGTAACCAAATTCGTTACATGGTAATTAGAAACAGCTATTCCAGTAACTTCCTGCTCCAGAATGCCAGTTGTATTGTTATAAATTTTTACACTGTAATCATCAAAAGGATAGGCTAAATCATCCCAATCTAAATCCGCTTCTGATTTAGTAACGTTTGAAATGGAAAGATTTTGTGGTTTCCTGGGCCCGACAATAAAGCTGCCGGACTCTGCGATACGGAGGAAGGATTTATACTCTGGATTCCGATCGATTCTAAGATAACTCCGATCGCGCCGGTTAACCAATAGATATGTTTCTGTGCAATCCATTACTTATCATCCAAAGAGAATTCACCCCGTTGGAGCTGATATGGATCTCCACCGGCATCGGTAACAACGATTCGATACCAATAGGGAACCAAAAGTTCCAAATTGGCAATTAATGTATCCCAAACCAAAGTATGTTTGATTTGATTTTGTTTTCCGGCTGCTGTCCCAGCTGCATTTTCTGTAATCGTCCAATCCTGACTGGCTATTGTAACCAGCGCATTAGCATTATCATCGGAATGATGGCTTAAAATATAGAGAGCAATGGAAGAACCGGTGAAATCGAATTCCGGATTATTTGTTGGATCCGTATCCTCATCATGCTCTTTACAAGTAACTGTAATCGGATAATTGGTTCCATAGGGGACCGAAATATCTTCTTCATATACATCCCGGGGAGAAGTAAGTCTATAAGTTACGGTGCTCATTGTCTGTTTATTTAAGGGTTAAAATAGAAGTCCTAAACTCTCCGTTTCCAGGTATCCGCTTTCTCGCGCCGATTTAATGGGCAATAATGTAAACTATGCCCCAAACTATGAAATAAACGGCAAAAACGCCTACAATTACGGCCCATCCAATTTTCTCGCGGTCATTTTTCATAGATATTTGCCCCCAAAGCGTTTTGCGCAGCTTCGTACCCCAAGCTCAACAGGTTATTAAGATGTCGCCTGGAGAAGTCCAGCCCACTGCCGATCGGTGTTTCGGGAGTTATAACATCAATATCGATATGCCGGTAATAGCGATCAGAACCCGGCTTTCGCAGTTGAATGCCTTTGGATTGGGCTTGGCCTACCAGGTTATTTACATTCTCAACGCTCTTTATATCGTTTATAAATACTTCATGGGTAAGGATGCCAATTGATTTCCGGGCAATATTAAAGAGATCATTGGTAACTAGGCTGCGCTTGAAGCCCAACGGTTCGGTCGTTATGGCGATGATACGATCACAACCATTATCAATGAGATCCGCCAGGGGAGCAATATTTACCAATCCTCCATCCACAAAAGGCTCATTTTCAATGCGTACCGGGGGCCATACCACCGGAATGGATGTACTGGCCAGCAGCACCTTATGAAATTTAGCTACGTCATGGCCATATAAACCACTGTGATATTTTCCGGTATCAATATCAACGCGCCCAATCTCCAGAGCCAACTTAATATCGCTGGGCATGATGTTTCTGGCAATCAGCTCGGCCAACGCGCCGTTATCGTACACTGCATCCACCGGTCCACCGATCCCCATCTTCCATTTGGCAAACTCCCATGCCAACTCATACCATTTTTTCTTGCGATACACATCGGATTGGGTGATCCTCTCCCATATTGTATGCAGCGCCACTACTTTCCTGGCAGCCACAAACGCGCCGTTGAGCGCACCAACGCTCACTCCAGCGACCGCATGATAGCTGTATCCTTGCTCTTTGAGCCATCGAAGGGCTCCGGCTTGGAATGCTCCTTTTGCTCCACCGCCCGAAAGGGCTATACCTATTTTTTCAGCCTGTGCCATAGTTTACCCTTCCTTACGATAATACATGGTATAGGCCAGCGTTACTTGCTGCGTGCCGGTCGTGTTGGTAAACTGAAAGTCCGCAATATCTTCCGGGCTATTCAACCAAAATTCATCGCCCTGAACACGTTGATGTCCCGGATTGGCCGATGGATCGATCCCCTCTGCGAACGTTACATCGTTCGTATTGACCGTAATTCTGCATTTTTGCGCCTGTTGGCCGTTTCGCGTATAGTCAGCCTGGGCAAAACTTTTGGCTGCATCAGCCGTATTCTGAATTGTGGATGTGATTCCCGGAACTAACAACTGTCGTTGCTCGGTTTCCTGGATAGAATTGTTTCGGCGTTTCATAATGATAAAATTTATCGTTCAGATTTTATTTCGGGTAAATCAACTACCTTGCCAGCCATATCGTGCGTACAATCGCCACAATATTGGATCTTGCCCTTAGTAATGATGCTATGGCAGATCTTACATTCCGGCGCGGAAGTATCCGGATGCTGCTCATTGTAGCTGCACCAACATTCTTTTTTACTATGGCCAGGGACGTAATGGCCGGTTCGCAGCAATAGCGAAGGTCGGAAGGTCGGCCGTTCGAGATTTCCGTTGAACTCCCACACCAACTTCTGATCCTTATTGGTATAAATCAAGTGTTCTTCATCACATGCCGGACAAACAAAGCAATATCCAATGATCTTCCAATCATCATCGCCCTGCTTGTTCGGTATTTTGTACGCTCTTACTTTTGCCATATCACTGTTGGAGATCTATAAATTCAGTTGATTGATACTGATCGGAACCCTTTTGGGCAAAAATATCAACTCGCAATATCTGTGGACAGCTGAATGTATGGTACACTTGCACCCGGTAGCCAGTCAATTCAACACCCCATCCATCGTAGGATACAGTAGGGCCTGTGCAACGTGTTTTGATCCAAGCGGTATCCGCTTTCGTGCTGAATGCTAATCCAAGGGTGTATTCCGGCGCGCCGGTCTGCCGGGCTATCGACCATTGCACATTGGCAATAGGATCCGGAGTTACAACAATCCGCATCAGTAGATTCCTCACTACATTAATAGTATCCCCTGGCACTTGAAAAGCAGCGTTCACCGCGCTTTCCAAGCTCTTATGCTCGGTATAATGATTAGATAGGGTATCGAGTTTAAATAGCACCTGATAATCACTGGACTCGTCAGCAACGATCTGTACCTTGTCCAGCTGCGCGCGGACAATCCCCGGGACGATCAATAGTACCATCAATAGAAGCTTTTTCATAATGGCGACCCCACAACTCCGAAGATGCTCAAAAATTGCTTGGCCATTTGACCCACATTAAGCCCTAACGCTCCCCCTATCCAATAGATAAGGACTAACCCCAATGCGATGACTGCTACTCGTATAACGAGCGCCAACACCGCTGTTCCGGATATTTTGTTATCCGCATCACGTAATCTAAGCCAGCTCCCACCTTTGCGCGTGAGCGCCCGGCCGATCGCTTCCTTTATCGTATTCCACATGGTTCTCCTTTTTTATGGTTACATGGCATCGCGGAACGATTCCCCGCGCCGTTGATTTTTGATATACTTTTCAAGCCGATTGATCCTGGATCCATAATCCGCTTTAGGATCCTGTTTGGCTACTTTTTTCACTGGAACAAAGTCTGGAGGACTCTCCGCGCACAGCAGTAGGTTCTTCGTTTCATCGATCGCGTGATCTACCGAATCCTTATGAATAAGCTCCGGATCTGTTTCCGAATGCTTGGCTGCCAGAAGTTCATTGATCGTTGGATCGCACTGTCCTTTGAAAAACTGTAAATCCGGCTCAACCTCTAAGTTTTCATGGTGTTCATCAAGTTCAAAATGCAAGGCCGTATGAACGCCCATAACAGCCGTTACTCGGTTATATTTTACTTCATAAAGGGGAATGCCTTCCTTGGCAAATAGATCCTCCCAGGTTATATCTCCGCCCTCTATATCCATATTATTGTGCTTTTGGAAAGCCCAAGTATCACTCACAACAAATTCCGGCGCGCGACCGCCCGTAAACTTGCAGGCTTCTATCTTATCACAGATTGTTTGCACATGCTCGGGAGCCTTTATTGATGGACCATCTCCGGGATCCCCATAGTATTGCATGATCTTATACTTCTTACCCTTCGGAGTAACGGCATATAGCCCAAAGGAGCAGGGAGCCCCTACACCGGCATCCAATGATCCAATTAATCGCCAATGATGCGGTATAACAAATTCCTCTGGATCCTTTTGATGATTAACTGGATAATCCTTTAGAATCTCTTTAGGATCTACTTCGTGAAACATCCGGATAACGGTAAACATCAGACCAACAAAGGCATCCGGATCGCCTTTCAAGTAGGCTTCTCGCAACTGCTTAGGCAGCTCTCGAAGCGTATTTACATATTGGGGATCTTTCTCCAGTAATGCGCGATTCTGATCTAACGGCGCGAAAATAAAAATATAATCATCCTTATTCTCACCATCGGAGTAGGTTTTATCCCAAAACCACCGGCGAAGGGCATTGTGGCCAGGACCGCCCCAATTAAAAGTAAACAGAGTTCGGGGCATATAATCGGCATTTCTGTTGATCGCAATATCAGAAGGCCGGTTATTCTTATACATCCCCTTCATCATTTCTTCGGTAAAATGACCAGCTTCTTCCAGGATATATAAATCGGCCGAAACCCCTTCAAATTGATCCACATCGCTGGGATTGTTGCAATACATAAATTGCACCATGCCCCCGGATGGCATATAGAATATCTTGTCTTGTTCGGAGTATTGAATAATTTCTTTATCTAAGAAATCTCGGAGTTCATTCTTGGCAGGAAGGATATGGTTTCTTTTGAGCGTGGTAAGACGAGAGCGCACAACTACAACTACAATAGGAAGGTTATATGTTAATCCAAAGGCAACGGCTCGCGCGCCGTAACTCTTTCCTCCGCCTTTGGGGCCACCAAAGCCAATCCTTCGCCAAGGAGCGCCTGGAGCCATACACTTGCCTAATATTTTCTGAGAACCAAGCAGCTCGTCATTAGTAGGATGTCCTTGCAGCTTATATGGCCACTGCAATTCATTCGTAGCTGTTGGCTTCAAATGGGTGTTTATAGCCAAAATAGATATTTTGATAGTCCTAACGAGAACACTAGAAAGTTACCAAAATTTCTATATTTTACAATTGAACATACTGATCCCTGATTTTGTGCCGTCTGCATAAATCAGCGAAAGGCTCCAGTTGATAGCTGGGGCCTTTTTATTTTGAAAAAATACCGGCCAGTCATTTCCAGACCAGCCGGTTTATACGTTGGCTTAAGTACAAATCAGCCCAACCAAATGGGCCAGTTGCCCGGGGAGGATTCGAACCTCCGTTTTCGGCTCCAAAGGCCAACGTCCTGCCACTAGACGACCGGGCAATGAACCGGCCGGGATCTCCCCGACCGGAACCCTGTAAGGTTTCCTCCAGTAACTTGTACTGAAAGAGCATTGGCATCGAGCGCGATGTCGTTTTTAGATATGCACAATGCCAATGGGTAAGGTGCTTAGCGTTCGTTGACCGAATGGGACTCGAACCCACATTCCCTGGTGATAGCTGCTAGCAGCCCTTTAGTCAGGTGTCCTATCCAATTAGACGACCGGCCAATATTATTTTCGTTGAATCTTATGCAGCGGAAATACGGCTGCATTCACAACGCGATCCTCATGCTCAATTATTTCCTTCCTGTGAGAGCGAAGGAATACTAGCTCAAAATCATTCGTAAATGCCACTGTCTGCGCATATTCATCTTTCTTCTTACTTACCTTCACTACATTGTTATGTGTCCGCGATCGCTGCGGAGATTTTAAAATAGCGAACTCCTGTCCCTTTCGTAATTTAGCCATCGTTATCTTCACTCATAGTTATCTAAACAGTATTTAACTTCGTTAATAAGTTCAATGAATTCTTCGGAAAACCCATCCACATTTTTCTCAATATAATGGACTAGATTCCGGGATGCACCTTTTAGGGCTTCTTGTTTTAAATAGGCATCAACCTTCTTCGATACTTCGACCGAACGTTTGGCCTGGGCCACCGGATCTTCTGCCTTATCCAAGTCTAACCCTTCCACATTATCGTTGATCTGTGCCAGGCGCATAACAATACCAGCAAGCTCATAATAAGAGCCAACGGAAAACGCTTGCCCACTGGCAGTACTTAGCAGCACAACCGCTATACGCTCGTTAAAAATGGCTTCATCCAATTGTAATTCGTAATTCGAAACAAATCTTGAAATCACTGTGCTAATATGGCTTGATTAATCTTTTCGGTGTCCGCGCCGATGTAGTGCAGCGTGGTTTCAACGTTTTTATGGCCAAAAGCTTTCTGCGTAGCGCGAATATCATGGCCGGTATTCTCGTAAACGCGCATCCCAAAAGTCTTTCGCATACTATGAGTACCTACGCGATCGTAGATATTAAGCGCATTGGTAGCTTTTTTGAGGATCCGAATGGCCTGAACATTCGTTATAGGCTTATTATCGCCTTTTCTGGACTGAAATATGTACCAACCCCGGCTAAAACCATCTTGTTCCCGAAGCTGCTCTACATGCTGCATAACGGCTTCTTCCATGCGATCATGTACTGGAATAGCCATCCGATCGCCATTTTTTTTCATGTTGGAAGGAGATACCCAAACCTTGCCAACCATATTACCATCTGGAGTAAACAGATCTTTTATTTTAAGGCTCAATACCTCGGAGATCCGATACCCGGCAAAGCGCTGAATAGCAAACATCGCGCGATTGCGGAGCTGACTCTTGGTTAAAAAGTATTGTTCAATCTCATTGTATTCTTCATCGGTTAAATCCCGGCGAGCGGCCATATTAATCCCAATTTTGGTTCCCATTATAATTCCAATCATCCAACCTAAAGAAAGAAGGGAGCCCTGCACGATGGTTGCTAAAAGCTGCGTTTACATGACTTTGACATCGGCCAGGACTCTCCGTTCCCAGGTGCTACAATGTTAGTAAACTTCTTTAACAGTGTCAAATAAAAAAGCGCTCTGGACCAACCGATAAGTCCAAAGCGCTGATGAGCAAACAAATCCTTGTGGCCCTACGGTAGATTCCGGAAACCAAAGGTATCCTACTTTACTACCGGCTCCTGAAAAGCAACGCAGTTCGGCCGGTTTCAGGTTCGGCTTCACCACTCGGGCCTTTTTCTGTGTGGTTTAATGGCAATAAATCAAATTTGTGGCGAGAGCTGGATTCGAACCAGCGACCTCCGGATTATGAGCCCGGCGAGCTACCAGCTGCTCTACCTCGCTATAAAACCCCTGCCAGCTAAGACAGGGTAACATTATACATATAATGATAGAATGATAGTAAATGAGCGTAAAAAAAGAAAGCCCCCAGGGGGATTAGTTCCGGGGGCTTGTGATGATTGGTTTCAGCTTGGGATGCTGTGAATGCTGGGACGTATGATTGGAAACCCAGCAAGAACCAATTATGGAAGATAAATTCGGGGATAGTGCATACCAAAAGGGCCTCATCTATCCTTTTGGATTTCTAGGCATAGATCCCTACACCATCCCTGGGCTAGCTGACCAGGCCAAGGTACAATCAGTAAAAAAAGGTAGCAGCCAGGCTCCTCATTCCCGGCTGCATCAACCATCAAACAACTCATTCGAGTTGGGCACATTTCAACCGTTAGAAGTATAACAAATCATTGGAACATCACCAACGTAAATTAATGGCTCCGTTTGTTTTTTAGATCTTCGGGAATAAGAGCATCCACTGATTCTTCGATAATTTCAGCATTTTCAATTTCCGAAATATCTTCTTGAACTTCTTGGGGTAACTGTGGAGCGCGAACCGTAAGGTTCTGATTAAACTCGATGTTTTGCTGCCTTCGCTGCTTGGCCGGGCCAACACGATCCATAAAATCAGAAATGGCTCGCATCTCCGATCGGCCTAGCGTTTTTTCCCCGGCAGCACCTTTAGCCAAGTTTAATGTTACTTTTGGTAAATAAGACAAAAGGATATCCTCGGATGCTTGGACTGATTCCTCCATTCGCGTTTTCCGGGATTCGGCCAGATACCGATCCCAAGCTTCCGCGCGGTTAATCCAATCATAATCAATGCTCCATTTCTGGATGTTGCCGGTTGATGTTTTCTTCCCATAAATCACCTTGGCCAGCTTTTGCTGTGATCGTTCATGTGGGCCAAGATCAAGATACAGAAGGAAAGCACTGTATGCCGTTGTGGATTCCTTTGGAAGCTGATCCCAGGGCATTTGGTTGCGATCGGATTTTTCAAGCTCCTTTTTATTGCGTGTGTTTTTTTGAATATACGGATGCACTTCGCCATGAAGGGCATAAGAAAAACTATTGGAATCGCCTTTCTCGCTCATAATGGGGTAATCGATTGGGGTTGAGTTATTTTGAATATATAATTTGAGATGGGGTTCTAAAAATAAAACATCTCTCTCGCGGTGGGGATTTTTAATAGAATGCGCGCAGGGACCCGCGATTTTTGGCCACGCACCGGTCGCAAAAACATCGTTGGGGCCCCCTTTTAGCCTGGACTAACATTAATGATAGATGCAGCTAGATGGCCAGATCCATCCCGAGGTTGCTCGAATGTAAAGTATTATAGAATAGTTAACATTCATTTGTATGAATGCAGGCCATAAACGGCATTTTGGGGATAAACGCCTAAAAACTGGCTTCACATTTTGATTTTAAGGGCTTCGCTTGGATTCCGGCATTCAAACCATGCAGCTATTTCGGGATTTCTGGCCAGATCCGGCAAAGATCCAGCTGCCCGGCTGTGGGTTCTGGCAACCTTCGCCACATCCTGACAAAGTGCGCAAGACTGGCCAGAATTTTCGGGATCAAAATGCAGCAGCAGCCAACAACCAAATTGAACCAAATCAACAAACTTATATAACAATATGAAGCGCTAGCGTGATACGATTCTTTACCAGTGTGCCCTTTAAAGCTTGTAAAGGCCATTTAGGGCAAAATTCCAGAGCACCCAAAAACATAAGACAAGTTTCTTGAATCAAGAAGTTTATTAACGCACAAAAATACCTTAGCAGCTTATACGGATTGATTTCGTTCAAAATTGCATTATCTTCTGAATGAGTTATTAAAAAACTACTAAACACGTAATTAAATAAGTTATGAGAGGAGCCAGACCGCTAGAGCATCCCGAAGTAGAGCAGCTACTAAGAGAAGGTTTTACAGGCCAGTTTAAGCACCGTAACAGATCACTTTTTGCAATAGGTGTATCCACTGGATTCCGATGCAGTGAGCTACTAGCGTTAACCTTTCGGGATGTGATCCATAGACGTTATCCAAAAGACTGGATCAAGATTAACAAACGACACACGAAGGGAAAGACACAAGGACGGACAAACCAGCTGCAACCATTCGCTAAGAAATCCCTGCAACCTTGGATCGAAATCCGAAGGGAGCAGCAGCCAGAAATACCCATACTACTGGATGCACCTGTTTTTTTGTCAAGAGAGATCAACCAGCGGACCGGAGAAATAAAAGCTATTAGCCTGGATCAAGCTGGCAAGATCCTGCGCGCTGCTTTCAAGCGCTGCGATATTACTGGCAGCGTATCAACTCACACGATGCGCAAGACATTCGCTAAAATTGCCTACCGGAATGCCGTAAAAAAATATCAGGCCGGAGAGCTGCTAAAAGAACCCATCTTTGTAGTTAAAGACCTGTTAGGCCACAAACATCTAAATGATACCCTTAAATATTTATCATTCTTGGGCAGCCAGATAGATGAATTTGATTATCAATTTTGATAAAGAAACCTATTGATTAAAAGGACAGATTTATTTATATATCCGGTACACAATAATCAATTAGGTGCTAAACATGGATACAATAACAAGAACAGACGTTTTAAATCATTTTGAAACGGCAATAACAGCAATTCGACAATTCCGGGAAAGCTGGCGCGGACGTTTTAGCCGTAGCATTTTAGGCAGCTTTAAAGATCTTGAATACAACATAGATCAAGAGCTCCAGATGATCGACTATTTAACCGTACACCCATCCAGCAGCTTCACCAATGATGATTGGGCTCTTTTTGATAAGCTTACATTAATCATTGATGAAGATCTGGAGCAGCTGCGACACCAGCGAATAAAACCGGCAAAGATAACCCTCACTAATCAATACAATAACTTTTAACCTTTTAGGTGCTAAATATGAATGAACGAATCGAAAAACTAAAGAAGAAACAAGCCGAAGAACTGGCCAAGGCCGAAGCCGAAGAATCAGCGCGCAAGCTGATCCCGGAAAAATACTTGTCCACATTCTTGCAATACCGGAGCAAAAAACTGGCAGAGTTTGGCGCGACCTACCGACCGGAAAACATTTCGAACGCTATGGCGCTGCTGGATCTATTCGACAAAGAGCCAACCAGCTCGGTACTAGCTAAGGGGACGTTTACCGGATTTCGGGAAAAGTCTATTGCCGAAGCGGACGAAAGCATGAACGAAATTACCAATATTGTGCCGTTCTGGATCAAGGTGGATGAGTCCCCACATTCGCACGATGCTAATATTGTTTTTAACTATCCGATCACATCCGGCATTGTTGGCATAAGCATAGAGCTCCCATCTCATTTACTGCGCAAATTAGTACAGGTAACGTTTAAGCGCGTAGATTTTCGCGGTGGGTATCGTTTTGATAATGTGCGCGCACACGTTTTAGATCCGGCACAAGTCTTATACGATGGCTCTGAATCCGTAGCCAATGCAGCAAGCCCCATAAAATGGGGTAGAGGTGGCAACGAGTACGTAAATGACTATACATTTTACTGGCTGCCAACCGGAGTAGAACCGGCAAGTTGGTACGAAGTTTTAAAAAGCTTATTGCGCAAAGTTTAGCGCCTATAACCTGTGGCCGGGATGTTGATCCGTTCCGGCTTCTTCTCTCAACTTAACCCACAACCATAAAAAAAATAGGTGCTAATATGTTCACTTACCACGCTAGAGGAGTTAAACACGAACGCGACAGCGAAGGCAATAAGCTGGATCACATCCAGCAAATTACCAACGACAGCGAAACCCCGGAATTTTGGAGCGTTTACCGGCGGAACCCGGACGATCCCACATCAACGCGCTGTATTGCTGATTTCTTTGGAGATGATATGGAACGCAATGCAAAAGATTTTGAGCTGCTAAAAAATGACTGTCCGGCAGCCGATAGAATAGCCGTTCTTATTACGCGCATAAATGCCGTAAAAAATACGTGGCTGGAAGTTTATAAAGTTCCGCGCGCTGGCTGCAAGATCGAAGGCGGAAAGCGCGCGACCGCTATTTTTGTCAACGGCAAAAAATTAGATAGCCAACTGGCAGCCATTCAATACGTTCATCAGGTTTTTGGTGTAGCGTATGCCAAAGATTTGAAAGCTGCTTTTAAAACCCAATACTGGCCAGTTTAATTTTAATCTTAGGTGCTAACCTTATGGATGCTATTATTGTATTATCAATCGGAACGCTGGCATGTTTTATAGGAGCATGGAGAACAGAGGACCAAAACAATAGAGATATTTATCTCATTTGTGCCATTGTTTTCCTGTTCATTATTGCCAGTCATGCCATGTTTAACCCTTACTTACAACTTAAATAAGCCAACTATGAAAACCATCGAACAAAAAACAATCGGGCCGGATCAATTTAACGAAAGGCTAGCCAATGTAAATCGTTACTGGAATAACATCGAAAAACGTGGGGAAGCCAAGAACCAGGCAAGCGAAGAATTAAAAGAAAAATGCCGTTTCATCTTCGTGCGCGATGATGGTTGGAGTATTGCCAGCGCTGCATATTATCCAGCGCTCCAGCTCTGGCCAGATGATTGGGAAATTATTTACACGCTGCGCAAACCTCACCAAACATTAGAGGGCAATTCCAAGCGCTCAAAATGGACCGGAACAAAACGGCAATTCATGGACAACATGAGCGATGCCAGCGGTCGCGTATTTAGCGATGCAGATCCCGGACTCTAATCAACGGTAGTAAACCCCGGAAGGATCGAGCTGGCCAGTTTAACCGCTGGCTGGCTCTTTTTATAAACAAACTTATTGATTTAAAGGACATATTTATTTATATACAAGTACTGAAACATTAATTAATCTTAGGTGCTATGACTGATTTTATTATTTCGCTGCAAGTTGCAGACGATTCATTTCAAGAACTGGACACAAAAGCACACAAAAACAGCGCTGGCCATGTAACCGGATCAATGGTTTTACAGAATGCTATTAGCAGGGCCGTTGAAGATACTGGCGTATCGGTTGGCTACCTTAGTATGAAGATGCTAGCCACCGTTAAGCGCGATGATCCAGAGCTAAGAATAAACTGCGAAGCCCTAGCCGAGCACATCCCGATAAAAGGGAACGCGCTGGCTTCTGGCGATGATGAGCTGGACAGACGAACCGAACAGCTTATTCAGGAGCAGCTGGAAGCCGGAAATATTTGGGCATGGTGTACGGTTGAAGTATCAGTAGAATGGAACGGGATCGAATCCGAAGAAGAATATTTAGGATGCTGTTCGTATAAATCCCGAAGCGATTTCGCGGAAAATTCTGGCTATTATGAGGACATGGTAAGTACATGCCTTGACAATCTTAATAAAAAACTGGCGGATCTCCGCCGGAAATCCCTGGAAGTATGAACAGCTTAATATCTCTTTACGATGCAAGTGGCAACTGGCCGGAACCGTTCGCGCGTTCCGGCTGGATTGTCCATCAACTAGATCTAAAATTAGGCTATGATGTTTTAGATTTTGATACCGCACAGCGATGCCTTGAAACCTTTGGCGATGTGGATGGAATTCTGGCAGCTCCAGAGTGCCGAGTCTTTACCAATTCAAGCGCATGGAAATGGCCAGACTATAACCGCGATGGTGAAACCGAAGCATCGTTGCAGCTGGTCCGGCAAGTGCAGCGCTTTGCAGAACTCTTTAAGCCTACGGATTTCGATTATTACCGCGAATCCGGGAAGCCGTTCTTTTGGGCGCTGGAGAACCCACCCGGACGATTGCCTAAGCTGGTCCCGGGATTGGGGGAAGCTTTTTTCTTTCATCCTTGGGAGTATGCCGGTTATCTGGATCACAGTGAAGAAGATCTGGCTCGACTGGAGCAGCTTCGAAATACTCCAGTAAAAGATATTACTTGGGAGGATGCCGAATTTGTGCTTGATTGCAACGCCTATACCAAACATACCGGCATTTGGGGGGAATTCTGTAGGCACATCCCAAAGAAACCCATTCTGCCGGTGAAGTGCTGCCCATCCGGTAGCCCTATGCAAATGCTTGGGGGCAACAGAGAGCGCACGAAAGAAATTAGAAGCAGGACACCGCTGGGGTTTGCCCGAGCGTTCTACGAAGCAAATAAAGACTATCAAGCGCCATTGTCCCGGGACAAACAGACTGGCCTATTCGGGACTGGCGACAAAAGCGAAGATGATCCAATGGCCTGGATCATGCGAGATTAAGAAACTTATTGATGATATAAAGTTATTTCTTTATAATACCCTTTCACGTTAACAAATTCTTAGGTGCTACTATGAATAAAACAAAGAAGCTTCGCGAACTGGAGCAAAAGCATATCAGTAAAGGTACGCCAGTAATGATCCGGGCCCCTGAATCTATGCGCGTATCCAAGTTTAATGGCCGTAAAGGAGAAATTAAGCGGATTAAATGCGGTTACAATCCCATTCCCGAGATAGAGCTAGAAGATGGGACACAGTTAGCCGTAGAATTGAAGTACTTAGTCATACCACAACAAACTAACCTATTTTAATTATGCCTGCTACAAGAGCTTTAAAAGGAACCGTAGCCCTAGAAATGGCTGTCAGTATTGAAGAACAAGCGCAGCGCGCTGGAATCCCGATGCGTAAGGTAGCCCAAACGATGAGCAAAAATATAAATGATCTGGATGAACTTTTTGAGGATGGCGGACACGTTCGATGCGTTCATTTTATGGATATTGGAGATCAAAAATATGCCAGGCAATTTGGAGAAATCGAATCACCGGATTGGGAAATTGCCAGATTCGAAGTTAAAGATTTAGCTGTTGAGCTGCTGGAATTGAAATATTTGTAAAGATCCTACCTTAGAAGTCCTAACGTAATCGTAGCTGGTCTGCTGATTCGGGCCAGCTTCCTTTTCACTATAACCGAAACCTAATCTTAGGTGCTATGATTAAACTAACCGAAGCGCGACCGCGCGAAATCCTCATGTACTTAGAGCTGGAGCATGGCGGACAAACCTACGAAATCGAGTGCGAAGTTGATGCCGAAATGGGAATCGTCAACCGCGTAAGCGAAATAAATGGAAACGAGCTGCCAGATTTGGCCGTAGAGCGCGCAAAAAGATATATACAACACTGCAACTGGAGCTTTGAAGCATCGGGCGAACGCGATCCCTTTCCGATTCCCATCGATGTAGTTGTGGCCATTAAAGGAGGAACATTTCACGAACTTTGGACCAACCGTTCTAACGTCAATATTCACAAAATTGATATTGATAAGGACAGCGAAGATCCGGTACTGTATCAAAAGGTAAAAGCCGAAACTATTGGCAATCCCATGAAGATGGTTCAAAAATATCAATCCGAATTTAAATAACTCTTATTATGAATCTTTCCGATGCTAAAGAACTGGCCAAGGGCGATACTGTGTATATGACAGTAAGCCAGGCAGAAAACAATTATGGGCTGCGCTATGTAGGGCAGCCGTTAACCGTTTCCCATATTGCAACCAACAGCGATCAACATCCGGGATATGATGAAGCAACCGGCGGAATCCTGTTTTATTTTGAAGAACTTGAATTCTCTTTATACGAATGGGAGATTCAGCTGGATGATCCGGATGTGGTTTATGGATTCAAAGCAAAGTTGGAGCGTTCGGATTTTCACGAAGTAAGTTTATTTTTCGATGTGGAATTCGAAGGCGAAGATTACAAGATCTGGATTTTATACGATCTGGAGCAGCGCGCTATTGTGCAAATGACAGAGCAAGCGCATAGCAGAGATATTTCTGATATGCTGGCTGCGCGTTTAGAGGACCGCGTAACCAACAAACTGAAATTCCATACATCAATTGAAGATAATGGATCAGCTTAGTTTTTTTGATTTAGATAAACAGGCACAACAGCAAGAAATCATTTCCAACCTGGAGAGCTACGATTATTTTATCGTAGCTTATTCAGGGGGGAAAGATTCTACGGCTGCATTCCTGCATCTGTTAGAGCTGGGCGTTGATCCAGACAAGATCGAGCTGTGGCATCACGATGTTGATGGGCGCGATAGTCCCCGGCTTTTTGACTGGCCATGTACGGATGCGTATTGTAGGGCGTTCGCGGATGCGTTCGATGTGGATCTATATTATTCCTGGAAGCCTGGAGGAATGGAAGCCGAGATGAACCGCGAGAATCAAAAGAGCATTCCTACAAAATTTGAAAGCCCTAAAGGACTGCAAACGGCTGGGGGTGGAAAAGGAAAATCAAAGACTGTAAAGAAATTTCCAGCTGTGGGAGCCATAACCGATGGGCGCTGGTGCAGTGCGATCCTAAAAATAGATGTTTCGCGTGTGGCCATTAATAACCAAGACCGCTTTATAGGCAAAAGGGTGTTGTTTATTACTGGCGAGCGCGCCGAAGAATCTGCCAACCGGGCCAAGTATAATCCCATCGAAGTGCATCATACCGATAACCGCGATGGAAAGCGAAGAATCCGGCATGTGGATCATTGGCGACCGGTGCTGTATTGGGATGAAATGGATGTATGGGAAATCATTGGCCAGTATAACGTAAATGTGCATCCGGCTTATCATTTGGGGATCAACCGGGTAAGCTGTGCATGGTGCATCTTTGCCAGTCCTGATCAACTGGCCACTGTTAACCTGGTACTGCCAGAGCAAGGCGTAAAGATCCGCCGGTACGAGATAGATTTCAATCACACGATCCGGAAAGATCAAACCCTGGAGGAAACCTTGGCCAAGGGCCAGCCGTTCGAAGATGCAACGCCGGAGCTTATCGAAGCAGCTAAGAGCGAAGAATTTAATCAATGTATCATCTTAGATAACTGGAAAATGCCAGCTGGAGCCTTTGGGGATGCAGCTGGCCCAACTTGAAATCAACCACTGATACCAATGAAAGAACTAACTAAAAAAATGTACGAGAATCGGGATCACATTGCGGAAGCCCTGGGCAACCGGGACGATTATTTTGTCCATCAGCAAGATGAGAATATCATCCTTGTTAGAAACCATAAAGATTTAGTTGGACCTATGGATCAGTCCATCGACTGGACAGTAATTCTAATCGAAGGGGGGATCTGGCAATACAACTTTACCAATAAATCAGTGAGCGAAAATTCAAAGTACGTGCCGGTACAGGATGCAATCAAGAAAATTCTAACAGATGCTAACTTAAATTAATCCTAAAATAAAAGAGCTCTAACCCAATGGCAGTTACCGAATCAACCAAAGCATTGAAGTACGTTACAACGTGCTTGCACTCAACCTTACTTAAACTGGCCTACCCGGAGCATTCCAACAATCCCAAGACGCTTGTGAAGCAGAATATATCTGAAATCGAGCGCTGCCTGGAAACCATCAAAGAAGAAGATGAAGTTAATGAGATGGTATGGCCAATCCTGGAGGATCTGAAAGCCGTAGCCGAACGATCCTGGGATATTCGCAACGGTGAAGACCCGGAGCAATCGAATTTATTTTAATCTCAACCAACCAAATAAATACAATGAGTAAATCTCAAATGGGAGCATTCGTTCAATTCTGTGGCCACAACGGCGGATTTGTCGCTGACATCTTCGAAGTTGAGGGCGCTAATGTAGTTGTAGCTAATGAAAAGGTTACTCCGAATAATATTCTTCGTCCGGGCGATGAAGAATATAAAGAACCAACACATCATCTTTCCGATTTTCCGGAAGCCGGAGTATGGAAGCAACACAAAGGCTTCTTTGTCGTCCCGAAAGATCAAGTAAAACAGCTAAATTAACTACCGATACCATGAACAATTCTGCAAAAATAGAATCCTTAGAGGATGCCGACACTAAAATCAGGGATGTAAGGAGCGAAGTTAGAAAGCTGGAAAAGAAGGATGAGTTAAATATCCATGAGCAAAACCGGCTGATAAATTGCAAGTACTACCTTAGCAAAGCCCTAAACAATCTCAATCAGGCAATTAGCTATTTATCTAATCAATAAATAAACTTAACTCCACTTCAATAAATCTACAGTACAATGGCTGAAAAACAAAACATAAAGAAAGTTCACGACCGTATAGCAAGCCAATTTGGCCAGGGGAAAAGCAAGCTGCTGGCTTTTATGTATCAATGGGCCGAGCAATCGGTAGGCGGAAGCCCTACGTGTGTTTACCCGGTGTTCCCCAACGATCCACGCGCCGGAAGCTTTGAACTGGCCATCGTCAATAAACACATGGCCGGTGTCGCGCGATCCGGGATCTACATAAGCCATCAATATAGCCGACATAATGATGCAGTAGCATTGGTTAACCGAATGAACAGAGTAATCTTCGGGATTTCCCATATCCAAACAACCATCATCGTTGAAGCTAACAAAGAGAACCAACAAGAAAAGGATGAAATCCTATTCAATAAAGCTATGGCCAAATTTGTTACGCAGCTGCCAGCGGATAAGATTCTTTCTACTCCTGGAGTGTACGATGCTATGAAAGAAGAATATGAAGGTGCTGCCCGGGATGTGCTAAAGCGCTACCAAGCTGATCCGGGCCGGGATAACATCGAAATAAAATATGATACCCGGGAGCTGCTGGAAATGGCCATAACAGATATGAATAGCATCCTGCAATACTTAGATCCCCAAAAAAGGAATTCGATCAAGCAGACGATCCAGCTGGCCAACAATCACCTGGAAGCGATGGATGAAATAATGCGCCATCGCGGAATCATCGAATAGAAAAAGTACTCTTAACTTACCAAACCCAATACTTATGAACCTACAAGATTTAAAAAACCTATCGAACAAGCGCGTAGTCAATATGAAAGCGATGTATGAAAAGGCAGATCTATCGGTTAGCTCTCTTAATACACGCATTTCAAAAATGGCTGGCCAGCTATCGGTTGATGAAGCCGAGCAGCTGGAGATTGCAGCGATTGAAACCATCGGAGATATTATCGATACACTGGAGATCAATAAATTTAAACTGGCCAACTACTTGGATATTCAGCTGCATGACAGCGAGCTAAAGAAAGGGGCTGGGGAAACCGTTGAGCCATTCGGCTTCCTGGAGCAGGGACATGGCCAAATGCCCATCCCGGTGTTTGGTCCATCCGATAAATTAAAGCGAAGAAAAAAAAGAATGGGAACGGCAGAATCCCAATTTTATGAACTGGATCAGATTCGAAATATGATTGAAAATAGCCAGGCATTTAAAGCAACCGATCGCGGGAAACGATTACTTTCGACCGCTTAGAATCAAAATTTAAAACCAAAAAATAAAAAAGGCCCCAAATTTCGGGGCCTTTTTTGTTGCTAATAGGTAAGACAACGCAAAAATTACTCTTTATGGGTTCCTTCCACTCCGCGTTGCTTCCGATCCTGCGTTCGAACGATCATTGCAGCGTGGGCAATTTTCAACGCTTCGATGGCAATATCGTTTTCCGGACAGCTCATATCGGAATTAAGATATTGCAGCCGGTCTATCAATACTTCCATCAATGCTTCGTTGGATGTACCGTTGTGGATTAGTTTCAAATCTTCCGGATCATTTTCCCTGGGTTCCTTCTTTATGAAAAGGATTTCCTGGGGAGCGCTTCGATGCGGATCTTCGAGCTGAAAGAGCTCATACTTGTGGCCCGGATTAATTACGCGGATATGGGAATGTGGCATATCTACTCCAGCATCTTCGGCAGACTCCAGCATGTGCTGAATCTTTCGCTCTACTAACATGCGCGGATTGGTGTTACCTGGATCGGGTGATGCTGGTTTATCTTCCTGATCCATACTTTCGCGCTGTGGCCCTTGATCCTCTGCGGATGAATGCTTGGCTCCAAGATCTTCTTCGCTCACCGTTTCGGCAAGGCGTTCTATATCTTCGGACTTGGCTCCATCGCCAGCGTTATCTTCTCCGCCGTATGCTTCCGACATATCGGAAGCCCTTTCCGCGAGCTCTTTATCGGTTTCTGGCTGTTGTGGTTGATCTTGATCTTTTTCTCCTGGCATAATATCGATTATTTAGAGTTTGTATTTAGGGTTTATCTTGCTGTGTAGCAATCTCGTTTGAGTGTCCGAATGAGCAGGACAAAAGAAACACTGGCCACCGGCTCCGCACGTCCATCCCCGGCGCGCAGCTGTTCCCAATATCTTACGTTTCTTACGTGGCGTAATATCTTTGATATTAAAATTTAGTTCCTCCGGACAATATTCTACGCTACAATTCATCCTTTAAAGAATCATTAATTATTATAGTGTGTGGGGTTCGGCAATCCCTTCATCGGTTTATCATCCAGTTCCGCCTTTTCATGGCCAGCTGCATATACGATTTTCCACCGGCGCGACCGCCACCAAACGAAATCATTCCTGGATGCCCCTGGCAGTAGCCATCTTCGTTGTGATTGTCGCACATAGGCAGCACTTTAAATCCTTCGGCCTTTTTCTCCTTGCAAATTTTACGGAGCTCTTGGGCAGATAAAGGATTTCCATTATCATCGTTAACTAATCCTTCCAAGTTTTTATCCGGCTGGCTTAATGCTCCTTCAATATCAAGAGTCAGACAATATGTTTTTGTGCTCATAATCTTTTCGTTTTTGCGAGAATACTTTCTCGCTGATTAAGGTTGTATTTCCGGTTTGGGCCCAAAATCGCAGCTGTTGGGTTTCATCGAATGGTTGGCCTTCTTTTTTATAATAAAAGAATTTAAAAGGAAGCTCATCATTGATTACGATTTCCACATCTTCGGAGCCGGTCGAAAAAATATCCGCTGTCTGTTGGCTCATTACAATCTGATCGTATTCAATATGAGATTCCTCCAGGCAATCAAGAATCTTCTGGAGTACCTTCTTTAATTTTTTCATTGAGATTTCGCTTAGGATGAGATTTTATTTCCCGGAACCAATTCGGCTTAACCCGGGCCATGTAACACCACCAATTTTCAGGATCACCAAACATATTCAGGATCATTGCAGCACGTTTCAAGCGCGCTGTGGACTCGCAGATTCCCTCCCAACGATGCAGTTTATCGCGATGCCCCTTGGGGATCTTTATGGTTATCCGATAATCATTCCGCCGGTAGGGCAAACTACTATATTGCTCCCAGGACTGGATAAAATCCGGATTCTCTGTAAGCCATTGGCAAGGTTTCACAAAACCGTTGACTTGCTGCAACGTTATATCCGGAATTGGAATTCTGCCAAGAGTCAATCCTTGTTTTTTGATTTGTTCTATATGATGCCGACTACAAAAATGATATAGTTTCATTGCTCATCCCCCATACCATTGTAATCCTCCGGAAGATCTGATTGGTCTTTTAATTTTCGATCCAGGGCAGCCAAGGCCAGGGCAGCACCCCGAAGCAAGTCCTGAAATTCATCCTTGGGTTTCCACCATTTATTTTCAAACGGCCAGATCCATTTCCAAATTGAAACATCAAGCACAGTGTTACCCCGGTATTTATCCGGAAGCAGATATGTTGCAGCAGCTCGGGCCAGGACTGCCGGGGAATGCTGTTCGTCATGCTCGGCATCCCAGCCTTCTTCCTCTACCTGGCGGATACGCTCCTGGATCAAATGCTTTAGGCCGGGGAACGCTTTCGTTGGAAGGTGCAGCCCAATCCAGTGCGGTTGCTTTAGTTCTTGAATATCTGTATTCAGCTTCTCTAAAATTCGCTTAATATCGTGTTCTTCGTCCTCGAAATTAAATTCTTCGGAGCATAATAGCTGTGTAAGCGCCTGAACTTTTGCTTCTACATCATCGAGTTTGTCCGGAAAAGCCATAATAGTAGGTTTTTTGAGTTATTGATTAATTTTTGGTTTCATATTTTGATCCTAAGAGCCTATCTAAATGTTAGAGGATGTACTTATCGAGGTTACTGGCAATCTCCAGCAGCACATCCGCATGGCATGGTTTATCGAGATCGCAGAAACATATCAGATCCTTTCCTTTCAGCTTGGTTATATCAAGCTCCCCTCGGCCGATCTTTCCAATAACCCAACCGCGATATATCCCACATGCTTTTTCGGCTGCATTCTTATAATCAATAAAAGGACCGGCCCAATAATTATCTTCCTGGTCTTTAACCCACCAAGTTCCATCTTCTTTTTCTAACCGGAACGGGTTCCCCCATCGGCTAGTGCGATCAACAATAACAGCATTGTCGGGTTTCCGCCATCCTTTCCTTCGGGATCGTTTTAATCGTTTGGCCATAAACTATCCTCCCACTTCTGCTTTTGCATCTTCAAACGCTTTATTGATCTTCTTCAT